TACACCCACCCTCCTAATAGATTTTGCCTATAGGGGTAGGCCAGGGGGTTAGGGGAGGGGGTTCATTAGGTGCATTGACCCTTTTTAATTTTTGCTAGAAATTCAGGTCAATAGGAAGATGTATGGCTCGTCCCATTAAATACACTACAGAGAAAGAACGCAAGGAAGCTAAGGCTAGGAAGGCTAGGGAGAGATATGCTAAGCATGTCGGGGAAGTAAGGGAGTATGTTGTAGACCCTAATGCTGAGAAGTACAGAGGCACTAAGGCATATAGATTGTACCATGGAGCTAAGAGTAGATCGAAAGCTAATAACCTGCCTTTTGATTTAGACATAGTTTTCGTAGCCTCCCTCTTAGAAGAAAGTAAGGTGTGCCCCCTTCTTGAAGTAGAGTATGACGATGATAGATACACTCAGAGTCTGGATAAGATCATTCCAGAGCTGGGGTACATTAAGAGTAATGTATGGATAGTCTCTCGTAGAGCTAACACAATTAAGAACGATGCTTCACTAGAAGAGTTAGCTTTACTGCTAGATAATTTCAAGAAGATGCTTAAAGAAAAAATTTCTAGCAAAAATTCCTCCCACTAAAAAGTGGGCCTTAAGGTTCTCCTCATGTAGTGACAGGGAGTTACTATGTAGGTGTTCTTCTCATGAAGAGGAGGACATACTAACATGTGAGAGGACTATACGCCTTCGGCACTTAATGCTAAAGGTACCATTGCTCACGCAAGTGAGCGTTAAGAATAATAAGAGACTCTTATGACCGACATAACGTTACAGAACATTACGTCTGGTTACAATGTCACGAAGATTAATTATAACTTCGATGTTATTGAACAAAGTATTAATGAGGACATTCTACACTTGAAGGGTGGTAACAACACTATGCTTCAAGACTTGGATATGAACTCTTATGCTTTGCTTAATGTTAAGACAGATGTAACCAACCCGGATAGTCTCCTTACTGTTGCTGATGGCGATGTACGCTATTACAACATTACGGGAGACACCCTGGAAGGAACTTTTAACGCTGGTCAACAGCGTATGACTAATTTGCGTAAGGCAGCAGCTCCTACTGAAGCAGTACGTAAACAAGAACTTGATGAAGAAGCTGCTGCTAGAGCAGCCGGTGATGCTTCTTTACAAGAACAACTTAATGGAACCAACCCGCCAATGGGTAGTGCTTTCTCAGTTATTAGTTGGCACGGACAACATGTAACAAATAGTATTGACATACCAGACAATGTTAACGCTTGGTCCTTTGGACCTACGATGACTATTGATGCGGGTCAAGTAGTTACTATTGGCGACAATTCGTTCTGGACCATTGCTAACGGAGAAGTACAACCATGAGTACGTTGAGAGTAGACACTCTACAAAAACCTGATAACAGCGTCACTGTTAATCTGGAAGATATCATTACGGAAGTGAATCTAGGTGATACCACTTCCCCCACTAAAGGAGCTGGCCTAGTAGGTTTCTCTAGTAGCGTTAGCTATCCTGATGGTACTATAGGGGCTGAAATCCTAGAGGTAAGCTCTAAGATTGGCGTTACAGTAAAAGACTATGGTGCTGTTGGTGATGGCGTCACTGATGATACTGTAGCAATTCAAGCAGCCATCACTGCGGTTGGACAATATAAAGACTTAGGTTGGCCTCGTGGTACCTACCTAATTACTCAGAAGTTGGTAATGCCAACTGGCCAAAGATGGATAGGTTCTGGTGGCCAACGTGGTGCCACTATCAAGAAGGGCGCCAACATCGACATGGTAGAAGTAGGTACTCTGTGTACTGTTCTTGATATTAGTCTAGAAGGTGAGGGAGCTACTTACTCCGGTAAAGGGTTTGTAATTGCGTCTGGCTTCAGTCAGAACCTAGTGCGTTGCAGAGCCGTTAACATGGGTGGTGAACCGCTATACTTCGCTAATAACGCAGGTGGCGGTGCAAACGTAACAGCGTTTGAAGGTTACCCTGTAGATACGGATACTTACGCTGGGTGCGTTATTGCAGGAGATACTTCTCCTCATCCTCGGTTCTTCCGTGGTATGTGGTTGAGCGGTGCTAACTTTGCCCTTGGCCCTGGTGCAGGTAATGGCGGATCGATGACTCAATTCTACATTAGGGATTTGAGGTTTGATCCTACTTCAACTCTGTTCCACATTTCCAATGGACGTTGTGCAACTCTTGGAGCCACGACGACTCTTAAGGGTTTCGATCACTCAATTGATGGCGTTGCTTTTGCAGGTCCAGTTGCACTCGATTCTGCTCAAGGCATTAACCTTGGTCCGTCTTGCTCTGTACCGTCACTCACGGAGAATGCGACTAACTCGCAATACAACTCCGTCTATGTACAGCGTAGAACCTACACTCCAACTTGGACGCAGACTAGTGCTACTCCTGCAATTGGCAATGGTACCTTAACTGGTAACTATGTCCGAGCTGGCCATATGTGTCATGTGCAGATTGAATTGGTAGCAGGTTCGACTACGACCTTCGGTGATGCTGCATCAGGCTATCGTTTCTCTCTGCCGTTCCCTGGCCACCTGTCTTTCAACCAGAGGGGATTCCCTGTGCGAATCTACGACACTAGTGCTAGTGCAGATTTCACTGGGTGGGCATCCATTGGTGCGGGCCAAGATTACATCACCATCTCTGTGGGAGCACAGCAGGTTCGTTCTACGTCACCTATGACTTGGGCCACTGGGGATACGCTGCATTGCTCGTTCTCCTATATGACCCGCTAAGGTATTAATTAACTTTTAAGTTCTTCCAGGGAAGGAGGAACAGGAGTATCATATGATAGATAAATCTAGATTGGTTGACAGTATGGGTAGGCCACTCACTCAAAGTTTGTTTTTAGAAATTGGTTATAGTGAGTTCGCTGTCTATACTTTTAAAGATAGAGATTACGCCTACAAAGGTAGTCATTACCCTTCTCTTAAACGGTTGTACCTAGAAGAGGAAGACCCTATTGAGTACACCTTTGCGGAGAAGCATTTGCTTGGCTGGCAACATTGGAAACGCCTTCAAGAAAACAAGATTATTCGTAAACAAATCGATCAATGGCGTGAAGAGCTGGAACTTAAACTTCGGTCACAAGGCGTGAGAGAGATGCTTAACCTTTGTGCTAGTGAGACCGGCAACTTCAGTGCTGCTAAGTACCTGGCTGATAGAGGTTGGGAGAAACGAGCTGCTGGTCGTCCCAGCAAAGCTGAGAAAGAACGATATCAAGCCATTGAAGAAAAACTACAAGACGAGTTCAGTGCTGATATTGCTCGACTAGATGACTTTAGGAAATAAGTAATGCAAGAAGAAGATTGGCTGATAGAGGCAGAGAAAAAGCTTAAGCGAATGCCTGAAAAGGCTAAGGAAGTAAGAGAGCGTGCCCTAGAAGACCTCTATTTCTTCGCTAAGCTTGTGAATCCTGGGTATGTGTACGGTGAGGTACATAGAGAAATTTTTGCCTGGATGCAAGACTATACGCTGTTTGGTAGGGGTAGTGATCTAACTAGTAACAAACTTATTATGCTACCTCGCGCTCACCTTAAGTCCCACATGGTAGCTACATGGTGTGCATGGATTATCACTAGGCATCCAGAAGTAACTATTCTCTATATTTCTGCAACTGCGACTCTGGCTGAGACACAGCTATATGCTGTAAAAAATATTCTGGCTTCCAGTGTGTACAATAGATACTTCCCAGAATACATTCATCCTCAAGAAGGTAAGAGGGAGAAGTGGTCATCTAACGCAATGTCAATTGACCACGTACAGCGTAAGAAAGAGGGCATCCGGGATGCTACCATTGCTACTGCTGGTCTGACTACTAACACTACTGGATGGCACGCTGACATTATTGTAGCGGACGACTTGGTAGTTCCTGAGAACGCCTACACTGAAGATGGCCGTGAGAGCGTACAGAAAAAGTCCTCTCAGTTCACCTCTATCCGTAACGCTGGTGGATTTACTATGGCCTGCGGTACTCGTTACCATCCGTCTGATATTTATGCTACTTGGCGTAGTCAGAAATACGATATCTTCGATGACGAGGGTATGAAGATTGATGAGCATCCAGTTTGGGAGATCAAGGAGTATGCTGTAGAGAAAGATAACATCTTCTTATGGCCCAGAACCATTCGAGAGGATGGCAAGGCGTTTGGATTTGACATCAGGGTGTTAGCTAGAATTAAGGCAGAATACTCTGACAGAGTGCAGTTCTTTGCTCAATATTACAATGACCCTAACGATCCGGGCAGTGACCGAATCTCTAGAGACAAGTTCCAATATTATAATCCTAGACTGTTGAAGAAGGAAGGTTCTAGGTGGACGTATAATGGTCGCAGGCTTAACATCTATGCTGCTGTGGACTTTGCGTTTAGCCTTTCTAGACAAGCGGACTACACAGCTATTGTCGTCATTGGCATAGACTGTGATAATAATATCTATGTCGTCGATATTGACAGATTCAAGTCAGACAAAACTCTGGAGTATTTCCAGCACATTAAAGCTTTACATTCTAAATGGGTGTTCAACAAACTCCAGGCTGAAGTAACGGTAGCTCAAAAAGTTATTGTGAACGGGATTAAAGATTATGTGAAGAAAGATGGGTTGAGGCTGTCAGTAGAAGAATATAGGCCGAGCAGGGCTGAAGGTTCTAAGGAAGAACGCATTGCAGCGGCCCTAGAACATCGATATGATAACCTAGAGGTATGGCACCACGAGGGTGGCTGGACAAGCGTCCTAGAAGAAGAATTGGTGCTTTCTAGGCCGCCTCATGATGATATCAAAGACGCCCTAGCTAGTGCTGTTTCTATTGCTACTCCGCCTGCAAAAAGTTTCAACAGTGGTATTCAAGACTTTCTTTTTGACAACTCCAAACGTTCTCGTTTTGGTGGCGTCGCTTACAGATAATTTGGAGATATAATGTCAACTAAAGTAGCTGAGCTTAATAGCTTGCTGGTACGTGATAGTTCTGCCCAGTGGGTAGCCTATCTCTGGGATCGTTTTAATAATCAACGACGCCAGAAAATTGAAGAGTGGAAAGAGTTACGTAACTATGTATTCGCAACAGACACCACTACCACTTCTAACCAAGGTCTTCCGTGGAAGAACTCTACCACCCTACCCAAGCTTTGTCAGATTAGGGACAACCTTCACTCTAACTATTTCTCGTCCCTATTTCCTAACGACGACTGGCTTCGCTGGATAGGCTATGGCAAGGGCGATAGCACTAAAACTAAAGCCAAAGCCATCCAGGCTTACATGAGCAATAAGTGCAGAGAAAGTCATTTCCGCACTGAGGTTAGTAAACTAATCTATGATTATATTGATTACGGTAATGCATTTGCCACTGTAAGCTTCGAAGCTAAGTACAAAGAGATGCCTGATGGCACTCTGGTACCTGACTACATTGGCCCACGGCTTGTACGCATTAGTCCGCTGGACATTGTGTTTAACCCACTTGCAACCTCTATTTCTGACACCTTTAAAATTGTACGCTCTGTAAAGACCAAGGGAGAACTTATGAGACTCGCTCAAGATGAGCCCGAGCAATCCTATTGGCTAGAAGCTTTGAAGCGTAGAGAAGAGATTTGCAGGCATCTGGGGGGCTATTCTGTAGAGGACTTCGATAAGGCTGCCGGATTCGATGTAGATGGATTCGGTAACTTGTACGAATACTACATGAGTGACTGGGTAGAAATCCTGGAGTTCTACGGAGACTACCACGATAAAGAAACTGGTGAACTGCAAACCAATAGAATTATCACTGTAGTAGATAGGTCGACCGAAGTTCGTAATGAACCCATTCCGACTTGGTTTGGCTCCGCCCCAATTTATCATGTTGGTTGGAGATTCCGACCAGACAATCTGTGGGCCATGGGGCCTCTGGACAATTTGGTGGGTATGCAATACCGAATTGACCATCTTGAGAATGCTAAAGCTGATGCTGTCGATCTTATCATTCAACCTCCGTTGAAAATTGTTGGTGAGGTAGAGGAATTTGTATGGGGCCCTGGTGCGGAGATTCATCTGGACCAAGGCGGTGATGTACAAGAGGTTGCCAAGAACGTTAACTACATCATCAACGCAGACAACCAAATTCAAATGCTAGAAGATCGTATGGAACTATATGCTGGCGCTCCTCGTGAGGCTATGGGCATTCGTACTCCTGGTGAAAAGACTGCATTTGAGGTACAACAGCTTGGTAATGCTGCTGGTCGAATCTTCCAAGAGAAAGTCACTACGTTTGAAGTAGAGCTGTTGGAGCCTGTGCTGAACGCTATGTTGGAAACCGCTACTCGTAACATGGATGGTAGTGATGTTATTCGAGTTATGGATACTGATCTTGGCGTTAAAGAGTTCATGTCTGTCACTCGTGAGGATATTACTGCTAACGGAAAGATTAGACCCATTGGTGCTAGACATTTCGGTAAGCAAGCACAAGACTTGCAGAATCTAGTCGGAATCTTCAATAGTCAAATTGGGCAGATGATTCTTCCTCACACTAGCGGTAAGGCGTTGGCTACTTTCGTAGATGATGTAACTGGACTGCAAGGTTATGAAATCTTTAGACCTAACGTGGCAGTAGCAGAGCAAGCAGAGACTCAATCGCTTGTTGCACAAGCGCAAGAAGACCTGCAACTTCAAGCTCAAATGCCTGCTGAGGGTGCTATCTAATGAGACAATCTTGGACTCAAGGCCTAGAGCCAGAACGTGCCAAGGATGTTAGAGCTAACTTCAAGGAGTCTCTGGTTATGAGACGGAGGCTCCTTGAACTTCTTGAGAAGAAGATTGACGCCTCTGTAAAAAATGGACGCTCTATCACATCCTACGACAATCCTAACTGGGCTCTGCTTCAAGCGGACGCCAGAGGCTACGAACGCGCTATACAAGAAGTATTAGATCTTTTGAATGATAAATCTACCGATAGCTAGGAGATTATCTTCTAAAAAAAGTATATACTATGTGTATAATATATTTATATATATATATATTAGTATTATTATAATTAATAATATTATTATATATTAATTAACATAATTACTTAGAGGTATACTATGGCTGACCAGCCTGATGTATTTAGTGAACAACAATCTGCTCCGGCAACTCCGGAGAATAACAATCCGGCTTCTGCTCCTGATGCGTCTTATGCGGACCTGCTGGCGTCTATCAAGAATGAGCAAGGCCAACCGAAATATGATTCTCTGCCTAAAGCTCTCGAAGGGCTGGCTAACGCTCAACAATACATTCCTCAACTCAAGCAGCAGCTGCAAGAGAAGGAAGCGGCTCTTGCCGAACTCCAAGCGAAGCTTCAGCAAACTCAATCGGTAGAAGAAATCATTGAACGACTGCAAAACCAGAATCAACCTCCGGCAGCAGAAACACCATCTCAAGCTAGTGGTCTTGATCAGCAAGCAGTTACTGAACTTGTGCGTAATCTTCTTGTTCAAGAGAAGGTCCAAATGACCGCTGAACAAAACAAGGCGCAAGTAAATAATACTCTCCTCCAGAAATTTGGTGAGAAGGCTCCTGAAGTTATGGCAGCGAAAGCTAAAGAGCTTGGGACTACTCCTAAAGAACTAGGAGAACTTGCTAGCCGGAATCCAGCAATGGTACTGGCACTTTTCAATACCTCGACCCCTTCGGTCAAACTTAACACTGCCACTAGCTATAACACTCAACTCAATGCTCCTGAGCGTCAACCTCTACAGCGTCCCGAGAAGTCTCTACTGAAAGGGGCCACGTCTAAAGAACAGGCTGAGTTCATGCGTAGGATTCGAGAAGAAGTGTACGCACAGCATGGCATTACACAATAAGGAATAGGAAATGCAACTTACTTCTAATACCCGTGCGTTTATTGAGAGTGAACAATATAGCAAGTTCATTCTTCTGAACCTGCATGATGGCCTGCTGCCGGAAACTTTCTATCGCAACGTTTCTGATTTCGGCTCGGGCGAGACCCTGCATATCAAAACCATCGGCTCGGTAACTCTGCAAGAAGCAGAAGAAGATACCCCGCTGATTTACAACCCGATTGAGACTGGCGAGATCACTTTCCAAATCACCGAATACAAAGGTGATGCTTGGTATGTGACTGACGACCTGCGTGAAGATGGCACTGATATTGACCGTCTGATGGCAGAGCGTGCTGCTGAGTCCACTCGTGCTATCCAAGAAACCTTCGAAACCGACTTCCTGAAGACTGGTGCTGAATACTTTGCAGCTAACCCCGGTCCTCACAATGTTAACGGTTTCCCGCACGTTATTGTCTCCGCTGAGACCAATGGCGTCTTTGCACTGAAGCACCTCATCGCTATGCGTCTGGCCTTTGACAAGGCTAACGTTCCAGCTGAAGGTCGTGTCTTCATTGTTGACCCGGTTGCTGAAGCCACCCTTAACAGCCTCGTCACCATTACTCATGACGTAACTGAGTTTGGTAAGATGATTCTGGAACAAGGTATGGCTCGTGGTCAACGCTTCGTAATGAACCTGTACGGTTGGGATATTATCACCTCTAACCGTCTGCATGTAGCTAACTACAACGATGGCACCACCACTGGTAATGGTTATGTTGGTAACCTGTTCATGTGTATTCTGGACGACCAGACCAAGCCGATCATGGGTGCATGGCGTCGTATGCCCAAATCCGAAGGTGAGCGTAACAAAGATCGTGCTCGTGATGAACACGTAGTTCGTTGCCGCTATGGCTTTGGTATCCAACGTCTGGATACTCTGGGTCTCCTGGCTACTTCTGCAACCGCTTACTAATAGGAGAATAATAATGGGTTATGAATCCAACACTGGTCTGAACGTCAGTAACCACTACGGCCCTCGTGGCACGGGTGGTACTCGCGGCGTGTTTAAGACCGAAGGTTACCAATACGAGTTCGTATGGAACCTTGAAGACACCGGCCTTCCGTTTAAGTTCCCGATTTATCCGGGTGGCGTAGAGGTAGTTGCTGTAGATGACTCCTTCGCTGAAGGCACTGTCTCTGCTGTAACCATCGGTGGTGTTGCAGTATTCGCAGCTACTGAAGCTGCTCCTGTAATGCTTGCTGCCAACAACACTGGCGTGCTTGCACAAACTGGTGGTACTGGTGGTGTTCTGGTAATTCGTTTCCGCAACGTAGCAGTCTAAGGGGGTTGTATGACTTCCTCGGTTGATGCTAAACGTGCATATCTCCAATCTGTAACTGGCAGCGACACTGCTGCCATTGCAGACTTGGAAGCAATCTACTACGAACAAAAACTAGAAGGTGGTGCTGGTGACCCTGTCCCGGCTGCAACCACTACTGTTGTTGGTGGTGTCAAGAAGGGAGCTGCTGTAGCGGATGCTACTGACGAACCCTCTGCCGTCACTCAACTCAATGCCCTCCTCGCTAGCCTTCGTGCAGCAGGTACTATTGCTACCTAATTGGGCTAAGGGCTGGTCAGAAATGGCCGGCCCTTTTTTATTGGAGAATTATATTGGAACACGTAAACATTCCCGATAGCCAACGTCATGAACCCAAGGGTGCCAGTACTGCTGCATTGAACACTGTCTTGCATTCTGATGGCGATGGCACTACCACTTTTAAATTTGTCGACTACTCTAACATTGCGAACGTTCCTGTCATTGACGGGTATGAATTTGTACTGTCCTCCTTCAGTGGCGCTAGCCAACTTCCAGCCTCTGTAGATGTGCCCCTGCAAGTTACTTTTGGCAGTGCTCAAACAACCGCTGATGTAAGCCTAGCAAGTAATGGAACTGTAACATTCAACACTGCTGGCAATTATATCATTACCTTTATCTTGCGTTTTGGCCGCACTGGCGGCACTGGTAACTGCATCCTGCTGAATAGAATTAAGCTTAACGGTCTGCAAGCATTTAACACCAACACTTGCAGCTTTGATAACGCATTTATCACTGTACCATTTTCCGCTACTCTCGGATTTAATGTTATAGCTGGTACTACCATGACTATGGATATTATGCGAGATAGCGCTGGTAACAACAGTGGTGGTCTTATTGCCACAACTCCAGTGCAAGCAAGTTGGAATATCAGCCCTTCTGCAACTATTATTGTGAGCAAATTCTCAGGAAGTTAATATGATTAAGACACTGCTCGATATTGTGCAAGACATACTCTCTGAAATGAGCAGTGATGAAGTCAACAGCATCAACGATACTATTGAGTCTATGCAAGTAGCCCAGATTGTAAAATCTGTCTACATGTCTATGATGAGCAATAGGAATTGGCCACATCAAAGAAAGCTTATTCAGCTTGAACCGTCTGGCGATGATGCTTATCCAACCCACATGAAGTTGCAAACTCCCATTAAGGAAATGTGCTTCATCAACTATGACTGTGTTAAAGACGGGGAAACCCGTAAGAGATACAGGACTATGAAGTGGGCTGAACCTGATGACTTCCTCCGCTCCATTAGTAAGAGAAACAATGATCAAGATAACATTGATGTTATTATTGACCCCTCTGGTGTAGAGCTGTTGATCAGAAATGATTTAGCCCCGACATACTACACCTCGTTTGATGATACTACGCTTATTTTCGATTCTTATGATAAGGCAGTGGATGATACCCTGCAAAAGTCCAAGATTCAAGCTATGGCGTATGTTATGCCTGTCTTCTTTATGGATGATGATTTCATCCCAGAAATTCCAGACGAAGCACGAGCTGCTCTTCTGGAAGAAGCTAAGAGCAGGGCGTTCATAACCATTAAGCAAATGGCTAACCAGAAAGCAGAGCAAGAAGCTCAGCGTCAACAAGCCTGGTTGAGTCGAAAAGCTTGGAGAGTGAACGGTGGTATCAAATATCCCAACTATGGTAGGAATAGCATGAAGTACCAAAGCTCTCCCTACTTCGATAAACACAACAAGAAACCCACACCTTAAGGAAAAATTATGAGCGTAGAATACAAAGGCTATCAGATCGTCAATGACGGGACTTATGGCTTTAAAGAAATTAAACCTCTTGGCAAGGGTTCAGTACACATGTCCCTGCGGGGTAAGTTCACTAATGACCGTATTGCTAAGGTAGCTATTGATACTTTCCTGAGCAAGAAGGTAGACACTAATGGCAAAGACGACTAACGCTGCCGAGTTTAATACTTTTGTTGGGGGGCTAATCACCGAGGCTAGCCCCTTAACTTTTCCTCAAAATGCCTCCATTGATGAAGTCAATTTCATTCTTAACCGAGACGGGTCTAGAAACAGACGCAACGGTATGGACTTTGAAAATGGCGCCACTAAAGTTGTATGCAACACGTTAGTCCCAGCAGATGGCACTATTGCCGTTACCTCCCATAACTGGGAGAATGCTGGTGGTGAAGTTGGCAGATGGATTAGTCTTGTGCAAGTAGGTACGGAGTTGAAGTTTTTCCAGACTACTGGAGAGACACTATCCGAGGGCAACTTCTACAACTACCAGTTTGTTAATATGTCCCCAAGTCATAAGCTCTCTTATGCTGTAGTAGACGGTTTGCTGGTAGTAGCTAACGGCAGCAGAGACATTTATGTCTTCGAATACAACAGCGGCTCTGTTAGCGTAACAACCAAAAGACTGTTAGTTAGAGATTTGTTTGGCGTCCAAGATATTGTGAATGGCGTTGATCTTAGGCAAGGAAACGACATTGCAACTAGACCGACTGTTCAGACTAACGCCCATATCTACAACTTGAGAAATCAGACGTTTGGTGTACCAAGGGCGACATGGCATAGTAACGAACCATCTGACCCTATCGCAACTTTTAGATCAGCAGCTTCTGGTAAGTTTCCATCCAACTCTGACTCTGTGAATTTGGCACTGTCCAAGCGTGCAGATGTTGAGCCAAGCACTACTGACAGATTTAGAGCCGAAGATATTGTACTCAACCCAATCGGCACGTATGAGACAGCTAGAGGTTTCTTTATCATTGATGCAATGGCTCGTGGTAAAAGTAGACTAGAAGAAATAGTTAAGCTGAAGCAGAGATACCCATCTTTGTCTTTTGGTGTGTCTTCTTTACCTCAAGATGAAACCCCAGGTGGAGCTAGTGTAGTTTGTGAATACGCTGGTAGGGTTTGGTATGCTGGTTTCTCTGGCCAGATTATTGATGGTGATGATCAATCGCCTAGACTTGTTTCCTACATCTTGTTTAGCCAATTGGTAGACAGCCCAGCAGATATTGTGAACTGCTACCAAGATGGTGATCCTACCAGTACAGAAGAGCCAGAACTAGTAGATACTGATGGTGGATTTATCCGTATCGAAGGTGCTTACGACATTATCAATTTGGTCAATGTCGGAAGTGCTGTGATGGTAGTGGCAGCTAATGGTATATGGATGATCCAAGGTGGTAGTGACTATGGATTCACTGCAACCAACTACCTCGTGACTAAGATCAGTGAGCATGGCTGCTCTTCTCCTAATTCCGTAGTGGTTGTTGACAACAGTTTCATGTATTGGGGTGATGATGGTATTTACCATTTGACCAGAAATCAATACGGTGATTATGTAGCAAACAATCTCACTGAGAAGACCATTCAGAAGTATTATGAAAAGATTCCATCTGATGCTATTCTAAACGCCACTGGTTTTTATGACAGTTACGATAAGAAAGTTAAATGGCTTTACAATACTGTCTTGGATGGCAGGACTGAGCCAGTAACTGAGTTAGTTTTTGATCTTGCCTTGGGTGCGTTCTATCCATCTAAGATTGGAAGCTTGACTGCTGGTAGGTTGCCAATTCCTGTAGGCTCTGTAAAAATTCCACCCTACAAATTGGTAGAGACTGACGAAGAAGTAACCGTAGACTCTGAGCAGGTAACTGTCACTGGGGAGTTGGTTACCGTTAAGGTTAGCACTAGATCGCCAGTAATTAGGGAAACCAAATACATCATTGTAGAAAAATTGTCTTCACCTATGCGTATCAGCTTTGGTGGATATACAGATGATGAGTTTGTTGACTGGAAGTCAGTTGACGGCGTAGGAGTTGACGCACCTGCTTATCTGTTGACAGGGTATCTGGCTGGTGGTGATTACCAAAGAGAAAAGTTTGTCCCATACATCACTTTCCACTTCAAGAAGACTGAGGATGGTTTTGTAGAAGATGCTGAAGGTGATTGGACACCAACCAACCAATCCTCGTGTATGGTTCAGAGTCAGTGGTCTTGGACTAACTCTCCGGCCTCTAACAAATGGGGTAGGACTTGGCAAGCCTACAGATTTAGAAGACACTTTTTCCCAGACAACATCGATAACCAATTTGATGATGGCAACTCTGTAGTAGAAACCAAAAGCAGATTGCGGGGAAGTGGTAAAGTCTTGTCTTTGTATATCACTACTGAACCTAAGAAGAACCTTCACATTTATGGTTGGTCTATGTTGGTGGATGTAAATGGAACAGTCTAATGAAGTCGTAGTGTGTGAAGATTCTGAAGTAAAGGTCGGGGCAGAGGTCAGAGATGGCCTCTTGTTCTGCCATTGCTATATCAAAACAGAACCTAGCATGTACCTTATGAAGAAGTTAAAAACTTGGTGGGCTATTATCAAAGAGGAGGCGTATATTTCCGGTTTTGATTATATCCATACATACACACCTAATATAAAATTCTGTAAAGTGTTAGATGACTCTTTTGATCATCTAGACACTATAGAGGTTAACGGAGAAAAATTGGAGGTACTTAGATGGGAGCTGATCCGATCTCCATCACTATCGCTGCCGTAACAGCAGCTAGTAAAGCTAATGAGATTATTACTCAAAAGGGGGCTATGGAAGATGCTGCTAAAGCACAAAGAAAAGCTGCCTCCACTGCTCAAAATGAGCGTATGAACAGGGACCTAGAGACTAAGCGACAGCAGCTCAGGCAAGAGCGTGTAAGGCGTGCTCAAATTCAACAGTCGTCTCAGAACACTGGCGTCGCAGCCAGCTCTGGTCAGATTGGTGCTGAGTCTGCCATTAACACTCAAGTAGGTCAAAACATCTCTAACATAACATCAGAGCAACAAGCTAATCTCGCCATTGGTTATTATAATCAGAAGGCTTCTGACGCTCAGGTAAGGGCACAAAGTGGGCAACAGCTCAGCCAGTTGGCTATGACTGGCCTTAGCTTGTACAGTGGATTTGGTGCAGCTAATGCAGCCGCTGCTAACCCAGGTATTGGTACTGGCGCAGCAGCAGGAGCTAATATGTCGCCAAGTACTGTGCCCAATCCGTTTACACTTAATTTGTTTCAATAACGAGGAATAGATGGCTAGTCTTCAAGAATTTAATTCTACTGCTACCCCGGAGCTTGGTGAGTTCCAAGTTGGGGTGAATCAAACAGCACCGGTTAGCAACCAAGCATCCAACTTGAACCTAGCCGCCCATTCTGCTGCGCTTGTACAAGACCCACAGCAAGTAATGGAAGCTTACAATACTTCCCTGTCTGAGGTGTCTTTGGAGGGCAAGTCTCAAGCAGCCCAAGCAATCTTTGACACTGCTAAGCAACAGTCTTTTAACCAACAGAAGCAAGCGCTTGTAAACCTTTTGGTAGACCCTAATGTCTCAGATGAGGAAAAGAAGCAAGCTGCTCTTGGAGTCCTTGACTGGCAAGACAGTCGATACAACATCCGTAACACTCTGTCCACTAACGCCCTTATTGCCCCGTCTGGCAAAGAGAATAGTGAAATGGAGTTTACTCGTGTTAATCTTGCTGATAGTGTTCACGCTGTAAACGAATATAAGAGAGAGGCCCAAGCCATTCTCAATGGTCAAGTGGCAGCAGTTGATGCTGAGACTATGACTGCCTTCGCTGATGCGTTCCAATACTTCACCCCCTTTGTAGAAAACAAATTTGCTGGCACCATTCTGGACGATCTTAAGAATGGTGATGGTCATGCCTATATCCAAGCCACAGCCATGCTGGGAAGCGCTAAGATGGATATTAAGGACATGATCAATAGCATCCCACCGGAGCAACGTATCGGCTTCACACAGGCCGTTGTAAACGCCGTTAACGCTAACAAGAATATCGTTATGGTGGATGAGAACGACTTTGCTAAAGTCGATTATCTCCGTTCATTCTTGGAAGACGGCTATTACGATGACACCGCTAAGTGGGTGGATAACGTAGCCTCTATTCTGAACATCGTAGGTCTTGGTGCTGATGTAGGTCGTGTGGCTCGTGGTGTTACTAGGGCTGCTAGGATTAGTGAAGACACTGCACGAAACATTAGACGTGAGTCTGTTGTTAACCGAGTACAGCCGACCACTATTAGTCAGAACTATAAAGACACTAACCCAGCTAAAGCACAAGCTGTACACGAAGCTGCTGCCTCTGACCTCACTGGTGAAGCTTCTCAAGCCCTGTACGGTGCTTCGAGAGAAGAAGCTATTGTACACGATCTGGCCCCTCAGATTGGCAGTGTAGACAATAGTGTCAAAGCTAAAGTGGGAAATGCTGGTGCAATGTACGACCAACAAATCACTCCTCCAGCAGAACTCATGGACTTCGTTAACAACAACGGAGCCATTCACTATTGGGAAGCTGAGAAGCGTCAACTTCGTGCAGACGTAGTTAACGACTTTGAACAAGTGCATGGCATGAATGCCCGCAAGGAAATGTTCCAAGTAGAAGACCTACCCGATGGCGTTAAGATTCGTGCTATGTACGGACCTGCTCAGGGTGGCTTTAGTTCGGCTGAAGAAGCTAGGGAAATGGCTAAGTGGGCGCTGAGAGACTACGGTGTTGAGGATAAAGATATCATTCTCATGCAACGTGATGGCCCTAACTACTACGCTGTAACTGACGAGCAAGCTAATATCAGGCTGGCTAAGGATGTTATCGTAGGTGGTCCAGGTGGCGCTAGAGGTATGTCTATTACCCGCACTCAACCGGACTTCTTGGTTATGGTTGATCATGAGTATAAGTTCTCCCCTCTGGATGTAGCGCAGTGGGCAGAGGCTGATGTTAAGTACAACATCTTCGACCGTATCCCTGCTTTCAATGGCGCTGCTGGTGCAGGCTCTCTACAAGCTCATGTGCTCGATTTTGCCTCTACCCTTCACCCTACCATTATCAAGGGTGCAAACGTCGCTGTAGACAAAGCTGCGAGCCTTGAGAAGCAACTATTGGACGTAGGTAAAACCTTTACTGATAACTTCACTAAGCTGCCTAAAGAAAGACAAGCTTTGTTGAACGATATCATTAAGGAAGCTAACGACCAAGGCTTGAATTTTGATTATACCAAGATGGCAGCCGATGGTTTGACCAAAGCTGAGATGGACACTCTGCGTAGCTGGAAACACTATTGGGATACGGCCTATTGGATTGAGAACAAAGACATGGCACGTACTCTTCGTGCTCGTGGTTATCAAGAGTTTGTAGACGAAGCCCATGACACTAGGTTGTTTGCCCGTCCTGTTAGTCGTCAACGTATTGGTCGTTCAGCTAAGGTGTATGACCACATTAATGATGAGATTAGAGTTCTCAGCAATGAAGAGTTGACTGACCTGTACCAACGCAACGGAACCATAGCACAATTGCGTCAACCTGTACAAAGAGGTGATGATGCTGCTGAGTTTATTGTTTCTGAGCAAGCGGCAGGTAGAGGTTACCTGAGAGCTTTGAATGATAGTAGTCAAGTCTTGAACTACCGCAGAGGTTACTACTCTGTACATTACAAAGACCCGCACTTCATTGTTAAAGTGGTGAAGGATAAGCGTGGTAATGTATTGTATGAGAAGGCTGTAGCAACTGCTGGTAACGTCAAAGACGCAGACTTGATGGTTCGTAGGATGAAAGCTGTAGACAGTGCCAGCGACTTCTATCGTCGTCCTGACCTGAAGAAGGAAGGATTTAGAGGTGATGATCATTGGGACCTGCAATCTGCTAGAGGCCGTAGCGCTCAGAAGATTCGTGGTAAGAGATTGGAAGATGCTACCTCTACTTTGAGCAGCCCTAGTCAGGCTAACATCCTTGGTCCTGTAGATAGCATGATTTTGTCTGCTCGTAGCATTGCTAATCGTGTGAGTATGCGCGACTACCTGGAAGTTACTAAAGAGCGTTTTGTCAATCAGTTCAGAGAGTATCTGCCTAAAGATCAATTTGGTAGACCTACTTTCCCGAGCAAGGTTGATGATGTTCGTTACTATGGCGGCCACACCCCAGACAGTAAGAGATTGGCTGATGCTAGAACTACCTTCTCCTACCTGCGTTACATGGAAGATGGCTATATTAACCACATTGACGATGGCATTAAAGCTACGTTGAAAACCATTGCAGACATTGCTGGTAATGCTGGGCTGACTAAAACTGAGAAGGCATTTACTTGGCTAGGTGAAGCAAGAGGTTTGAGTGCTATGGGTAAGAACATTGCGTTCAACCTGTATCTAGCCCTTAACCCCCTTCGTCAATTGGTAGTGCAGAGTCACCAAGCTGTGCAACTCTTCGCTAACTTCCCTCGTTGGATTATGAGTGGATTGGCTACTCCCCAGATTACCATCCTCACTTCTTTCCAACTTGGTATTGCTCCGAACAAAGCCCTGCTTAAAGCAGCAGGTATGACTTTGGATGAAGCCCGTCAGATGTTTAAAGAGTTTGATGCTTCTGGCCTCGTAGCCTCCATTGACAAGCAGAATTTGATCCGTGGCGCTATGGCTAGTCTGGCTGATCAAGCCGCTAAGAAAGACTTTGCTCCGTTGACCTTCCTTCGTCGAGTTGGTTTTGACGCTGGTGAAAACGTGAACATGCAAACTGCTTGGTTGGCTCATCGTGACGCAGCTATTCGTGCAGGTAAGGACGTACACGCTAAAGACACTCTGGAAGAGATTTCAGCTTTGGCACGTAACTACACCTACAACATGAACGCTGCTGGTGACATGCCGTACAACCAGAACTTCCTAGCTGGCGTGTTCCAGTTTATGCAAGTTCCGCATAAAGCGTTGACCACCATGACTACTAACCGTGTACTCACTCCTCAGCAGAAGTTGAGGCTGTTAGGGTTTAACGCAGTGATGTATACTCTACCACCGGCTGCCATGTATAGTTGGTTTGGTAGCATTCTGCCTAATGACCCTGTAGCTCGTGATGCTGTGGTTAACGGTCTTGAGGGAGCAATGCTCAACAAGCTGTTGTCTTTGGCTACTGGCGAGGAAACTCGTATTGACTGGAGCGGATTGAGTCCTTTTGATCTATATGGAACTATGGACTTTATTCATAGCCTGTTCACTACTGATGTTGGCACCATCCTAGCTTCTACTCCTAGCGGTCAGCTTCTGTTTGGTAACAATCCTCGTATTACCAACTTTGCTAAGACTGCTGCTCGTTATTTCAACTTGATTGATGACTATGAAGACCCAACTACGTTTAGCCAAGTGGCTTTGCAGTTTGGTAAGTTGTCGTCTGGTTTCTCTAACGCGTACAAAGCAGCTTATGCTATGGAGTATGGTAACAAGGTTAATACTCTTGGTGGCGTAACTGATAGTCGTGTGTCCACTCCTGAAGCTATGGCACAAGCCCTCGGCTTCGGCACCTTGGATGAAGCTCAACGCTATTGGGTGAGCAACACTACCTACGAGAAATCTAAATCTTTCGAGAAGGACGTAACTGAATGGTATAGAGGTCTGAAACAACACATGGTTGCTTCTGGTAAATCGACTGAAGAGTACAACAACATCCTTCAGGTTTACAGTGAAGCTTGGCGTGTGTGGGGAAATGACAATTTCAAAGCCAAGCAGATTATCGACCAACTCCTGAGAAAGGACCTTGAGAGTGGTGACAATCGTATGTACAAGAACTTGCTCAACATGACTGGCATTATGAGCAAAGATGAACTTAAGAATTTGGTTAACGGTATGCCTAACATTACAGAAGAGCAACGCAGCCAAATCCAAAATACCATTGATTTTATTGATAGTTATAAGGAGCCCTAATGGCTGATTTCAATACTGGTATCCAACCTCTGGCTGGGAGTGCAACCACTCCCATGCCTCCGGTGGTTGACCGATCTTCTTCTGTGACTCTTGACGCATTCTCTGATATAGCCCAGACCGTGGTGCCTGGGTTGCTCAAGGTTCAAGTTGCTAGACAGAAAGCTGAACTTGAGCAGATGAAGAACCAAGCCCTTAGCAACTTTGCACAAACCCAACTTAAACTAGCAGACGCTGTGGACATGGGGGATATCTCCAGCCAAGAAGCACGTATGCGTATGCGTAAAAACTATACTGAGGCGGTGGCTAATAGCCCCGCTTTGGTTGGTGATTTCGCAGAGTTGCAGAAACAACTTGTCTCTACATCTGGTCTTGGTAAGGTTGTAGCTGATGGTACTGATAAGGAAAAGATTTGGCTGGCTGCCGAGAAGGAAGCTACTCTGAATGGTTGGGTACCACCGAGTGCTAAAGGAGAGAGTGAACGACTTGAAGCCACTCAGAACTATCTGAACTTCAAACGTGCACAAGAAGACTTGCAGATGCAACAACGTCAAGTAGCCCTGCAAACGGCCAAGATTAACCAACAGACGGCTGTTTACTCCAGGGATAGTGCTAGGCTAGGCCTCGTACAAAGAGAGCGTGCTGAGCGTTCTAGAGTGGCTGTAGGCAATCTTGCTGATAGCTACAACTACAAGTTCAACAACGATCTGCAAGAGATTATGGCTCGTAAGGATCGTGGTGAGATTAGTGAGCAAGATGCCATTATGATGGTCAACCAACAGTACGCCATCATCCAGCAGACTGTCTCTCAGATCGGCTCTGACGCACCGTCCGAGTACGTTAACAACATTACTAACCCCATGAAGCTGCGTTATCAAACTGCCCTTGATTATGTTAGTGGTAAGATTGATAACGAAGTGTTGAAGAATAAGAACGAGAACATCCTCGCTCAACAGAAGCTCAACCTCCTTGGTGATCCAGAAGTGGCTCGTGTAGTGGCCACCTCTAGTATGTTCCAATACGCTTCTCCTAACCTCCTCCAAGTAATTGATCGGAAGGTGGTGGATAAGATTAGCCAGAACATGCCTAGCCAAACTGGTGGTAAACCTGTTGATGTTATGCCAGACAATGACAATGAAAAGCAGTCCAACCAGAGTTACCTGTCTATGGTAAAAGAAGGTATGTCTGCTTTCAATGGTGGTCGTATGAATGGCGACAAGGTAGCTGAACAAGAGCTTGATCAACACGTCAGTCAAATGCTGAAAGGTATTAATGCTTATGGTCCTGCCACTGAGCGTCCTCAAGACTTCAACCAGATTGTTGACTTCCTGGCTGATCCTCAATTTGGTAAGTATACCAGTGCTCGTGGTGGTGTCCCTGCTGATACAGCAGTAGCGGCTAAGAACGTGCTGAGTCAACAATACGAACAGGCTGTCATTCCTCTCATTCAGAAGGAGTATGAGCAAGCTCGTATCATTGACATTCAAGCTACGCCTAGCCAAGCACTTAAAGGCCAAGCTACCTCTACTGTCAGCAACCCCACTGATGTTATCAAACCCATGTTTACTGGCAGTGGTGTAGTGTTCCAAGCCAAGCCTGACGCTTCTCTTGCCATCCGTAGGAAAGCTCAAGACCTGAACAAGAGTGTCTCCCCCGTATTGAACAGGCTCATCCGTATGTCTGCTCACTTGGATGGTAACACTGACTATCGCTCTACTTGGCAGAAGAACTATGAAGCACTGTTCGGCATTAGTGAAGAGGAAAACAATGCGAACGAATAATATCGACGCCATTAAAGAGCACGAGGGGCTACGTCTTGTAGCCTACCTCGACTCTGTAGGTGTATGGACCATTGGTTATGGTGATACTGGCCCTGATGTAGTTAAGGGCCTTACCATCACTAAGGAAGAGGCCGAGAAGCGTCTTAGGAGGCGTCTGGTGGAGTTTGAAGGGTATGTCAATACCTACGTCAAGGTTCCACTCAAACAGCACCAATTCGACGCTCTGGTGAGCTTAGTGTACAACATTGGCCCTACTAACTTCAAGACCTCGACGTTGCTTAAGAAGCTTAACGCTGGGGACTATATTGGAGCGGCTGATCAGTTCCTAGTGTGGAACAAAGGCCGAGTAGATGGGAAGCTTGTTGTGATTAAGGGTCTTGCTAATAGGCGGGCCAAAGAACGTAAACAATTCCTTGGAGAATGACATGCCGTTAAAGAAGGGCAAGAGTAAGAAAACGATCAGTAAGAATATTGCTGAACTAAAGAGGAGCGGTAGGCCCACTGATCAAGCAGTGGCAATCGCCTACAGTAAAGCCGGAAAGTCTAAGAAGACTAAGAAGGGGAAGAAATGAAATGTGGATTGTCGATGTAATAGGCGGGTTAGCTGGCTTAGGTAAGACTTGGCTAGAGGGCAAGCAGAAGATTCAAGAGGCTCAGATTAATCAGCAAGTCACGCAGATTAATAATGATGCTAATTGGGACAACATCCAAGCAGAGGCTAGTAAGTCTAGTTGGAAAGATGAATGGCTCACCATTCTAATCTCTGTACCTATGGTTCTAGCGTTCATCCCTGGAGCTGATGGTATTGTGGAGGCTGGGTTTAAGAACCTGTCAGAATGTCCTGAGTGGTATCAATACCTCATTGGCGTAGTGTTTGCTGCTTCGTTTGGTATCAAGAAGGTGACTGATATCTTCGCCACGAGGAAGCGGTGATGGCACTATTAGATAAGATTGGTACTGGTGTTCAAACAGTAGTTACTGTAGGGAGTTTAGTGTTTGGCGGAGGGATATTGTACGCCGATGTTCAAGACATTAAACATGACGTTGCCAAAAGTGAGGGGCTTGTTGTTCAAACACAAGTGCTTGAAACTAAGCTAGAGAACGCTGAGAAGACACAAGCTGAGACTATTAGAGTGTTAGGCAAACTGTCCGATAGCGTAGACAGTCTGAGTAAGAACGTAGCCAGACTGGAAGGTAAGTTAGAGAGATAAAGAGCAGGGGCCAAAGGCCCCTTTTCTTTTGCCAAAAATTTTTCTAGCAGAAATTCACGTCATTAGCCATTGCATTATCCCGAGCATGCCTCACATTCTCCCTTACTTGCTTGCACTCCTGCGAGTGTGCGCATGTAGTATAGAGACTTAATCTGAGGATTAAGCAAAGCTTCTTTATGAATTTGAGCAATGTAGGTTTCGCTTTCATCAGCGTCAAAGAACAAATTAAGTGACTGTGCTTGACAGATGTAAGGCTGTCGAGCTGCTGCTAATCTAACCAGAGCTGCTTGATCCACCTCATAAGCCGTCTTGAATACAGCTTTCTCTTTCGGACTAAGCCAATCAAGATGTTGTACACTACCTTCAGTTTCAGTTAGTTCTTTAACGAGTTCGTCAGTCCAACCAACACGTTTCTTTGCCAGGTTAAGAAAGACAGGATTGACTCTGTAAATTTCCCCTGCGGAGGTTGGTTGATTGTACAGATTTGCAACCACCGGTTCAATACCTTGGGAGACGCCCCCACAGATAAGAGCAGAAGATGTGTTGGGGGCAATAGAAAGTAGATGAGTGTTCCTAACACCATAACCTTTACACCACTCAGGTTCACCCCAAGCTTTCGCCATCCACTTCGTAGCACGAGTAGCTTCCTCATGTAGATGTTGGAAGATTTCCAAGTTGACCATGTGAGCCTCGAAAGACTCAATAGGAATTAGTTTAGTTTGCAGGTAGGTGTGGAAACCGAGGGTTCCAAGCCCAAGAGCCCTGCTTGCCTCAGTGAATCTAACACTCTTTTCAAAACCCTTTTGTCCCTTGGCGAGTTCGATAAACTCTTGTGCAACGCAGTCAAGAAACACTGTAGACACGAACACTGCATCTGTGTTTTTCCACTCATCATACTTCTCCAAATTCATGGACGACAGAACACAAGTGAATGTATGGTCTGCGTCACTAAACAATGTAATCTCAGTGCAAAGGTTAGAGGCTTTAACTTCAAGACCTCTGTCCTTATACATCTGAGGGTTCATGGCGTTAACTGTATCAGGCTTAAAGAAATAGCCCTTACCAGTGATGGCCTTAACATACATTGCCCTTTGGAAGCGTTGTACAGCGTCTGTGTCGCCAGCTTCTAGACGGTTGATGAAGTCTTGACTGATGTTCCAACCAATGTTTAGATCATCAGGGAAGTTCTTCAAGTAGTCTACGATTTCGTAGAAGTCTCCGTGGTCAATAGGTAGATACCCTGCCCATGCTCCTCTCCGAGAAGTTCCTTGTGCAACATCTCGCATGTCTTGGACAAAATGCTTAAAGATTGGGAGAGTACCTGAAGCTTTTCCTCCGGTACTGATGACGCTTCCACGAGGTCTGATATCGCCGAGATAGCCCGACGTACCGAAGCCATTCTTTGTAAGCATAGCCGTTTCGTGGTAGGCTGAGTAGAATCCATCAATGCTGTCCTCAATATATTGACCAGAGCAGCTTACTGGCATACCTTTGATTGTACCCATGTTACTAAGAACAGGAGTAGAGGCAGCAAGCCAGCCGCGCCAAAGAACATCAAAAAACTTAGAGGCCCACTTGTCAGGGTCGTCAGTGTGTCGTGCAGCAGTTTTAGCAATGCGCTCGTAGGTGTCTTTGAGTCCTCTTGCTTCCCACAAATATTTCTCTTTAAAGAGTTGCCATCCACCAGTAGTCATCCATTCAGGTACTAGACCTTGTGCTTGAAGTTCTTTCCTCTCTTGGGAAAGTTTCTCGTAAATTGTACTCACCAACTAAATCCTTTCTCATCCCAGGAACGATTGTAACTGTTACCAATGCCGCTAAAGAAGTCATGGAACATGACGCCATTGATGCCATCATAGAACCACTCTGCAACAATATTGTTACTCACTTCAAAGACAGGATCAATACCAAGCTGAGCAAGACAGATGTTGACACGAGACTTAACGAAGGTTTTCATTTGCTCAGCAGTGATGCCTTCCATTTCACCCTTCTCAAAAATCATATCAACAATACGGAACTCATGCTCTGCAATGGTGCGAGCACAGTTTGCCAAGTCATACTCAAGATTGGGGTTGATGTAACCACCTTCGGATTTAATCTCTTGCTTGAGCGTGTTATAAAGCCAAGCCCCGCCTTCACAATGTAGGTTCTCATCACGTACAGAGAAGTTAATACCCCTCACTACGTTCATAAGCTTGTTCTTACCTTTAGCTTGGAAGTGCTTCAGGAAGGCAAAGCTAGAATAGAGAACCGCACCCTCTACCATAGAGAACGCCCCTAGGCTGTACAGTGGGTCATCTTTCTCAACCAGACTGTCAACAAACTCCATACGTTCTTTTAGAATGGGATCATTAACATAAGCAAGATAAAACTCGTCCGTATTGAGCATAAGCGCTTCATTAATCTTATTGTAGAACGGAGCGTGAACATTAAGTTCAAAGAACCCAAAAGTAGCTGCCATCCTCTCAATATCAGGGCGAGGGAAAGTTTTGAGGACACGACCAAGCCAATAGTCACGACCAGCAACCAGTTCGTATAGAGTAAAGAGACGAAGTGTTGTAATGACTCCATGTGCCTCCGCCTCTGTCATATTTACACGAATGTCTTGAATGTCTTTTTCTACATTAATCTCATCGTCAGTCCAGAAGATGGATGACTGTACCTTAGCAAACTGAATGGCTTCAGGATAGTCAAAGGTATAACTATACTTAGGCTCAAGCAGTCTTGGCATTACTAACCTCTTTCATTTTGTTAAGGATGTTATGTGTACCAGTGATAAGTTCTGGCTTATCATTATCAAAAACAACTAGAGTAGGTATACCTCTAATACCAAACTCTCTTGCTGCTTGGTGGTCTTTGTCAATGTCAATAACCTCCACTTCGTATTCGTTACGAGCAATATTCTCTTTAATAACGCCACATGGTCCACACCAATTAGCGCTCAACAGTGTCATCTTCTTCATTCTTTTCCTCTTGTTGGAAGACCATTAGCATAGGCATATAGCCTAGGCGAGCAAGCCCTAGTAGAATTAGGGCTGTGAATAAACCTGTTACGAAACACTCAAGTAGTGCATTAAATGCTGCGATCATGTTCTTCTTCCTCAAAAGCTTGGATGAACATCTTGCAAGTTTCACTACGAAGAACATCATCTACAGTAAAGTGAATAGTATGGACAGGCAAGTTATATCTACCGACCATATCAATAAATCTCGCAAGTCCAGAGTTTTTAAATAGCGGAGAGGTTTGAGCAATGTCCCCACACAATACAAGTTTGCTGTACTCACCTACACGAGTGACCAACACTTTAATCTGTTCGAAGGACATGTTCTGACATTCATCTACAATGATGAGAGAGTCGTCCCATGTAAGACCTTGGATATGTTCAAGCATGTAGTATTGAAGACGATGGTTTTTCTCAAGGTCTTCTTGGTGTCGGATGCCAATACCATGCTCAATAAAGTTTTGTTGCAGGGGCCTAATCCAAGGCTCCAACTTCTCTCGCTCAGTGCCAGGCAGAAACCCGTTAGTATCAGCGAAAGAGACGTTAGGCCTAGCAATCACTACACGGCTCTTACGGTTAGTTTCTAGCCACGATACAGCTCGACCAATAGCACCATATGTCTTACCTGTCCCAGCGCTTCCATACGCCACTACAGGCATGTTCTTGCGGTCATAAAGAGCAAGGTCGTACAACTCATGCGTCTTAGTTGGTTTAAGCATAATCTATCTCCAAGATTTCATTCAACCTAGATTGCCATTTGTCGTTAGTCATATTTACAATTGGGATGTTGTAATGCGTAGCAATCCTAATGGCTCCGCCAGTGCCACCCGTAGCTTTGCTAGTATTCTTACCATCTTCACATCCATCTGGAGTCCAACAAATAATAACTTTAGATGGTGTGTCAAGTTTATCGCCAAGCACTTGATGGACGTTACGTGCATGTAGCCTTTTAGCTCCTTGTTTTAAATAACTCCAAGCAGGATGAAATTTACTTGCTACCTCAAAAGCTTCTGGTTTGGCAGGGTATCTGTGACTTTTATTGTCATTAAACTCTTTCCATGGCAGATAGATATGTTTATATTCTTTGTCGTTAACTCCATTCTCAAAAGCCATGTCAGCACCATCAGCTCCTCCGCTTCTGAGGATGAATCTATTAGCCTCCAGAAATGAAGCCAATCTGGTCATTTCTGCTTGTATCTCTTCTGGAGTTTCACGACTACCTATGCCAGAATAGAATAGATTATCCATTTTTCAGAGCCTTCCAAGAATGTGGGAAGATGGGCTGGATGGTTTCCTCCAACCGTTGTGCAAACTCTTGAGCTTCTAGTTGAGCGTGATTATCAATGCGTAAACGCCATACATGGAAGAAAGCTGTAAGGCTGCCTGTCCACACCCAATCAACCATCATTGATTGAGGTAGTACCATACGTGCCATTTCTGGCGCTACACCACAAGCAATCATATTCTCGTATGTGGCTAGAGCATTCTTACTGAACTCGGCATAAATTGATCTGAACATTGCATTATCAGAATGAACATCACCACTCCCCTGTTTTACGGAACCATCAGGGCGGCTACGCCAATAGTCAGGAACAAAGAATTCAACACCAGCATCGACGTAGCGACGTGATACCTCGTTCCAAGAGAGTCCAACTTGGTGCTTGCCGAGTTGCCTAGCAAGAAACACCGGAGCCTTACAACGAAGGGTAATTGCTGTATGACGGAAAGGACTAAAATGTTCATGACGAGCAAGGTAATTAATAAGACCAACATCACCCTCGTCTAGTTCTTCTTTCCATTTACTGAAGGAGACGCGGGCAGCATTAGCCACCCGCAAATCGTCTCCCATGCTATCTACAAGTTTAACCTCGATCTGGGTCACTATACTTAAGTTCCTTAATAAGTTGCAAGTAGTGGATGGCTTTATCGATATCTTCCACCCCATTCTTACTCTCATGACGTGTGACGTACTTGATTACATTGCCCTCCAAGTAACCAATATTGTTAGCGTGGATGTATTCAACAGGTTGAATTTTCAGGGCTTTGTAATGGGAGCCGCCCTCTTGGGTATTCAATGCAGAGTTATTCATATCACACCGCGTTGACGAGCAGAGCTTGTCGTTTGTCTTTGGGGTAGACAGAGTATCGAGACCTCGACCAACCGCCACAATCTGAGCATCTGTATCGCTGGAATTTTCCAACCGAAGTTGTGGTATAACCCCTGCTGACAAGATGTTTTGAGCCACATTTAGGACAGGTATGGGCAGCATTCTCTTCTAGTACTCCTACATTAGGGTGATTACGAATCCAAGGTCTCATCTTAAGATATACTTCTTCGAGAGTTAGCACGTCTTGAATGTTATATTCCTTCATTTCAGCCCAAGCTTCATCGTTCTGTCGAAGACACTCAAGCCACAACTCAAACCCTGGGAACTTAGCATGGCCTCCTTTAGGGGCACAACCAAGAACTTGAGCCAAATACTCAAGATTGTTACGCTCAAATTTAAACTCCTTGTGCGCTACCTTAAGGGTATCAATGGTTTTGTATGGAGAGGGTGGTTTAAGGCCATGCACAAGGGCACGGCCATTAATAGTAGGCAAGTCGAACTTATCACCGTTGTGGGCAATGATAATGTCCGCATCATCCAGCACGCTAATCAGTTCTTGAGTGATGAGCCTATCATCATCTTTTCTGTTTTCTACATAAATGATGTTGTCATCGCCAAGCTTCTTAGCTGCAAAGGACATAATGTGTCCATGATCTAGTACTTGCTTAGCCCCCACCATCTCCTTGAAGAAACGCCAGACATAAGCTACCTTCGGTGCTGTCTCAATATCAATGACGTAGATATTAGCCATTGTTAGAGTACTCACCTTTAATTACTTTTTGCTTGGTTTTCTCATAACCCTGAGCAGCAACAACATTGAGCATAGCATACACTTGCTTTTTGCTAACGTCGTCAAGCTTCTCCATATATTGACGAGCTACTTCTACCCCTCGGTCAGCAGTTAGATTGAACATCACAGCAGCACGATTCCATGTACGCAGGGCTGGGTCTTGTACATCATTAAACAGGGAGTTGCCTTTAAAACTGTTTTTCATTCAATACCTTCTTAAATTCTTCTGGAAGTTCGACGTTACTAGGAGAGTTTTTAAACATTGGAGCTATGTCTTCTGGTTTATAACCTGCTAACCCACATCCAATAGGCGTCAGATAAAATTCTAACTGAGGGTTGTGTTCAGCATAGTATAAAAACATATCTACAAATTGTTTAATTCTTCTTAGTGGTAAGGTTCTGATTTGATAGTCTTTAGTAGGAATGGCAAAAGAGTTGCCAAAATGGCCAACTCCTTCTCCGTATTTAGCTCCATGATGTTTTAGTGCGTATTTAGCTGCACCTTTACCATGTCTCCCTGCTAAGTTGCTACCAAAGACGAAAATTTTATTCGTCATTCTTTTCCTTTTGGCGTCGTTCTTTAGTAATGTCAATTTCTTCTTGACACTTAACACTGTGACACTTCTTACAAAGGAGTTGTAAGTTACTAGAGTCACAGAACATGCGGTCGATTGTGCTGTCCCAACTTACCCACCCCACCGCTGGGTCAATAATTGGTTCGATGTGATCCACGAAGATGTTAGTTACACGCTTGCGCTTCTCTTCGTCATAGATGGTTGGAGGTACATGTTGTTTACATTCAGCACACTCGTAAAGACCTCTAGAGACATTGGCATTCTTCTTACACTTTTGGATAGGTGCCCACTTACGGGACGTACCTCTTAGGTTATTCTTGATGAATGATCGAAACTTTGCCTCTGTCCATTGTCCGTCACATCTAGTTTTATCTCCGCTCGGTCTTCCTGCCATTAATACCTTCTCTAATCTTACACAAACTAATTGGAAAGTAGTTTGTATGTTCTAGACAGACATTCATGTAACGATTATCTTCGATAATATGATTATGACAATGCCCATGAATGTTAACTTTTCCTCTTAATTCATCACTATGTACTGGTGCGTGAGATAGCCAAAACTCTTTATATTTAATTAAAGAATGAACTTCATCAAAGGCATTAGCTAAATCTCTCATATGCAGATGTTCTGTATCGTGGTTCCCAACTACTAGAATTTTCTTCTCGCCTGCCCAACCAGAGATATCCCATAGACGCTCTTCGTTAAATGCTATGTCACCAAGGAAATACACATGGTCTCTCTTGGTAACTACTCTATGGTAGTTCTCTTTCACCAGATTAAAATGAGCTTCTTCAGTTTCAAATGGTCGCCATCTAACTAGATTTTTATGACCACCATGAATATCACTTATGAACCAGACATTGGCCATTTATACATTACCGGTTGGTTATTCTCATCAAGCTCTCTTACCATCCACAGCAAGTCAGCTTGTTCCCTCATCTCTTCTTCCCATCCATCACCATACTTATCTTTGTATAGTGCTCCCACTCTCTCAAACAACTCAGCTTCGCTTTCGGCGTCATGAACGGATTTGAAAGCAGCGACAGGACCACTTCCTGGTATTCCGGGGATATTGTCCGTAAAGTCTCCTGTGACAAGTTGAGAGTAGAAAAACTTAAGTCCATTTCCGACAATCTTTTTACCATCTTTAGTAAGCCTAACTTCTCCCAACTCAGTGACGCGAGTTGGTCCATACTGAGCTTGACGCCCGCATTCCCAGCCAAAGTGCATACCTGGAACAATGCGAAGGTCCTTATCACGAGTGCAGATAATAGTGTCTAGATGACCATCTTTAACTCTTTCCCATTGCCTAATGGACATTAAGTCATCAGCTTCCATACCGAAAGCCATCTCACACTGATAGTTAGCTAGTAGGTATACTAACAAGTTGTCGTAGTGAAATGGCTTTTCAGGTTTACGTCCTGCCTTATATTCCTTCTTCTTAGCTATACTTTCTCTAAAGTTAGGAACATATTCGACAAGAGGTTTTCCTTCAGTCTTACGTTGCCTGTTGACTTTCTTGTGGATGCGACGATTGTTGGTGATAAAGATAGTTGGCTCTTCAGTAGCCCACACTTCGGCACATATCTCTTTGATTTTTTGATCAACAAGATTAGCAGCAAAGTCAAAGTCACGAATAACTTTCTCACCATTTTCATCTGTATACTCCGCACTGTTACCAATTTCGTAGAGTAGAATGTCACCATCAATTAATGGCTTCATATGTCAGCTCGGATGATTATAACAATCACAGTCACCCCAACCTGGGACTTCCTCTCGCCCACATTTAGGGCAACGGGACACTTGACAAAACACCTTAAAGATTTTCATATCAGTCCTTACTAAAGTCATTAATTGATGGCTCCATTCTTATCACCAAAGTCTTCTTTCATTTGATCAGTAAACTTCTGTTGCTTAGCCTCGGAAACAGGCTTGCAACGCTTACCATCAATCAAGAAGGGCTTACGATCTGCCAGGATGTGGCCATCCTCCATGAAGGCAGCTACGAACACACGTCGAAGTTGATAGGGGTCTTTCTCACTGACAGCTACAATACTGTCACCAGCAATGTAGATGAAGTCACCTTTCTTGACACCATGCTCAACAAAGCTACTATCCAAAACCTCTACGAAGTCACCAACATTTACAATTTTCTTACTCATCCAATGCCTCAATGCAAGCGTTAATTTCATCTACAGTGAGATCGTAGTCTAGATGATTGTCTAGATCAATCTTCTTATGAGGACTAGCCAGCCTCGCAAGACTGGCGTTATCCTCTACTGCCCATTCGTACAACCAATAACCATCAGGCCATACATAGATTACCATGGAATGTCATCGTCCCCTTGTACGTCGTCTACGAACTCTTCCTCAGCGTTTTCTTCCTCAACCTTGGGGTTGGCCTTACCCTTCTTCTCTTCTCGCTTAGGAGCCCCTTCCAGGGCCTTCTGGAGCACACTACCATCAAATTCAAGGTTGCCCTTAATCTTGTCCTGAATCCATTGAGGGAAGGAACGGAACACATCTACGTCAGGTTCATCCAGACTAAAGACCTTCGGCTCATTAATAAGCTCGGGAGCTTTAGCTGCGTCACGAGCACGCATGCTAGTTACAGAGGCTACGTTAGTGTAGACATTATCGCCACTAACATTGTTGACAGTGGTAACCATGCAGGGGGTACCTACTACCTCGCCCCAATCGCCATCATGTACCATGTCAGGATCAAGGGCTTTGTAACGCTTAGTAGACTTAGCAAGGTCAGCTTCAATGTTATGAAGCGGGAAGGTCTCACTAATCCAACGAGGCTTGTCTTCCATTTCAACACCATGTTCATCTACGCAGAACTCATCAAGACATTCATACGTAACCATCAACTCGTAAGCCGGATTCTTAGGCTCACCTTTGTACGGGCGTTGAGGTTGTAAGCCCATATCAATTACTTGTACTACACGAGAGGGGTAAGTGCCCGGCTCCATAACCGGCTGCTTGGGCATACCACTGCCTTTACCACCAACTTTCGGAATGTTACGTGCTTTAAGTGCCATTAGTTTTGATTCTCCTCTTTTTCAAATTGTCTTACTGCCAAAGCAAGGCCAACTTCGATGCCCATTTCAAAGCAATCGTCATAGTTACCGCTGCCCCAATACTCAAGCTCTCCATTTTCGTATGCTGTTAGCAACTCTATGTCTCGCTCGCTTAGGCCCATTTGTTTAGCCATATACCACCTTAGTGAATGTCGGAGTATCTATCCCCGAATTGTACGGAAATATCTAGCTCTCTATTTAGTTTAAGTTGTTTGTTTGTCTCTTCAATTGCATCACGAAGAAGCTTTTCAGCTTGCTTCCTATGCCCCTTCTTAACGCACAAGATAACTTCATCGTGCATTTGACCAGTGAGTTGAGGTCGTTTCTTTCTAAAATTGCCTATCCATACATCAAAACAATAAACTCCCGTACCTTGGTTGAGCGTTGAGAACCTATCTTTTTCATGACGCAAGCTGTACCAGAATCCACTCACTGGATTGTACAACCACTTCATTCCATTGCATACCTTAACTCTCTGGTCTTCAGCAATACGTTTGACTGACCAGTTACGTTGCCAATACGCATCTACCAGTTTATACCCCTCATTCGTGGATACCCCAGCAGTGATGGCCACACGTGGACCACCAGCCCCATACACGCATGCATAGTTAACGCTCTTATAAATCTTTCTCATAGCCTTAACTAGCCCTTCCTCTTCCTTCTTCAAGAAGCCTGCTTTATACAACTCCACTTCATGTGCAGAGAGTGCTCCAGCAAACACCGCCAAGTCGAGGTGTGGGTCGAAGTCAGGTTTAATCATCTCCTTAACATACTCAGGGTCGTAAGGCCACATGTAATGTTGCTTACATCTGTCCTCCAAGCTGCTCATATCACTACCAACCAGCTCATAACCTTCAGGAGCAACCAGACAACCACGTATATCAGCGCCATAAGGCTTGTCAACACCCGGAAGGTTGACCACCACCTCATGCTTAAATCGCAACGTGTTGGTGAGTCCTTGCACTTTGGCTTGGACATAACCTTCATCATCCACGTTGTTTAAGAACCCGTTTAGAACGGAGATACGGTGAGTTAGAATCGAGAGGCCGTCAAGAATTTCTAATCTTGGCTCCTTAACATAGAGCTTCTTAACACTAGAGCACAAGCCTGGACCAAGAGTTTTATCTTGCTGGACTTGTTCAATCTTCTTAACTTCCCCAGTTTCCTTGTTTCTTTTGTATGCAAAAGTCTCAGGCACCCAGCCAAAGCTGTATAGCCAAGACTTAATTTGCTCGTGTGAGCCAGGATTTGGTTCCTTCCAATCCTTAATATACTCAACGACTCCTTCGTGATCTTCAGGTAACCCTTGTTCTTCTAACAACGCAACCCAAGCTTTCCCCTGTTCGCTTAAGGTGTTTGGCTTATTCTTCAGATACATCTTCTTTGGCTTCTGCTTTGTCGCCATTACTGGCACAGGAGGCATAGCCAATCTAAGCTCTTCTACTTTTTCTTCTTTTAATTTTTCTAATTTTTTAAGAGAGGTCTTGCAATGTACTACATCTAACTTCCATCGGCTACGTTCTTGTTCAGCAGCACAATCCATCTTGAACATGATGTAGTCAATGAACTTCCAAACTTTGTCTGGATCGCCATCATACAATTTAAACAACTGTTTCCATTGGCGGTCCCAAAGCTTGGAGTTAATCTTTACGTCTTCTTCACATCGATGTATATATTCCTCTGCGGCTAGGTTTTCCCAATCATCGACTTTCGGCTTAGGAACACCAAACTCTTCTCCCCATTCTGCGAGGCCATGACGTTTTCTTGTTGGCTCCAAATACCAAGAGAGTGGCAGTGTATCAACAAGCTTACATTTAACTTTGATACCTAACAGTCTCTCAATATTTGGAATGTCATATCGATAGATGTTGTGACCACCAACAATCTTAGCGTTCTCAAAGAACGCCCTCATCTTATCATAGTCAGTGGTAGAGAAGAGTTTACCATTCTTCATGACAGAAAGACAATGAATCTTAGTTGGCTTTAGGCCATCAGCCTCAATGTCAAATATGTCAATCATTGAATAGGTGTTCTTCTACATAATAACGGTAGTTACTATAAGACAGATTTAGCTTGTGAACAATTTTTTCTGCTCGATCTAAACTGCGATAAACATAAATCGTTTCTGTAATTCCATATTCATCTTCTTCTATTACAAGATAGACTCTATCCACCAATCCTCTCCTTATCAAATACCACACCCGATGCTATCAATGATTAAAGTCTCCCCCAAGTCTGATAGTCCGCCTCAGTCATGTAACCATCATCACGACGTTCCAATTCATATTTACGCAAGTCTTCTCTATGAGCTTCACAGGCATGCTTGCTCATTCCCATACCAGTGGCTCTCCATACCGCTCTCACAGTTTTCTCTGGACAGAATTTACACCAAGGTTTTCCGTCCTTTTCTTTGATCATTTTCATTCACCAATCTTCTCCTTTAGTTCTTCTCTAAAGTTATACACCATCCGACTTACAAAAGCTGCGTCAGCATCAGTTACCTCTACAATTTCCCTAGGCTTATAGCCCAGGATAAAATACAGATGGAGAACATCAGCAATGTTTGATGAACGCTCGGAGATAGCTCTGTCAATAAACTTTCGTAGACCACTTTCAGTTTGAGAGAGTGCCACTCCATCCACTTCTTCCTCATCGAATTCTTCACACATGCCATACCGGCGTTCATCCCTCTTAAAGTCTCGAAGGGCGTTATTGAGAATGGAATTGAACCAAGCTCCCAACTCTTTTCGTTCTGGATCATAGGAGTTCCAATATTTAAGAGCACGTACAAATGCTTCTTGCACAATGTCCTCTGCGTTCTCAGGCGATCCAGCACGAAAAGACACACGCTTAATCAACTCGTTATAATTATTTTCAAAGAACCTACCAAGAATTAGGTTACGTGCTTTTACATCAGTCATTATGCTTCCTCAAACATAGTAGTTTCTTTGTTCCAGAAGAGGGGGAAATTACCTGTACCACCAAACTCCCGGTCTTCCAGTAGGCGAAGGTTACGAAGATTGCGAATGTGCTCTGGCAACTCTGGGTCTTTGTTACCCTCCAAGCCAAGCATCAAGTTACAAGAACGCATCATAGCACGGCTACCAGCAAACTGAGAGCTAACAACGTCACCCCCAAGCTCATGAGGACAGTTGCCCAATCCATAGAACTTGCCATCTTTATATTTTTTCTGGCGTTGATCAAGGCTGAGGTTACCTTCAGGCGCTTTAAGATGAGCAAAGAGGAATACGACAATGTTAAGATCAAGAGCCATAGCCGAAATCTCTTGAGCAATCTCTTGCAACTTGACGTTAGCGTCTGCTGCTGCCATGCCGTTCGTAAGGTTGGTGATAGGGTCAATGAATACAACCTTAGCACCCCACGCCGCAGCAGCATAAATGTCTGCTTTGAGCGTTTCCCAACCAAGGTGCTGGTAGAGGTTAACCATTGCGAGCTTGTCTTTAAGGACTTCTCCAGCCCTATCATAAGCGTCAAAGTCAAACTCTCTCTCAGGGTCATGGAACACCTTCTTGGCAATCTTGCCACACATGAGTTTGTATGTCTTAGCGTTAGCTTCTTCTGGCTTAGCCATGAATACTTTAACGCCATGCTCTTTTACGAAGTGAGCCCCCAACATATTGAGTAGCTCAGACTTACCCATCTTTACACCAGCGCCGATGTAAATAGTTTCCCCGAACCTAATACCTCTAGTCTTCTTATTGATGTGTTCCCACGGCCAAGTAAGTTCACCATAAGCAGCAGGCTTACGAGCCTCTTCATGCAAGTCTTCACCAAAGACTAGCCTGGTATTCTTAACCTTTTGGTGATTGAAGGTGCAAGCCTTGTGAGCTGCCTTCCCCTTGCCTGACATGAGACATTCGTTAGCATCTTTACCTGGGAGATTGATCACTGTAGCATCTGGGAAAATCTTACACACATCTTCTACAGCACGCTGCCCAGCATCATCATTATCAAAAGCTAGACTAACTTCCTTGAAATATTTTCTAATTTCGGGCATCAATCTAGCAATGTCTTTACCTGCTGCTGCTGCACCATGAGGCAAAGAACACACTGCTGGGATGTTGTCCTTATACTGCTCTGGCGTATACATTTCCAAAATTTTATGAAGGGCAGCAGCATCAAGCTCACCTTCAGTAATGATCAGACGTCTAGCTCCAGACTTCTTAGCTACTTCCCAGCCGAACAAATCAACATCTGTCTGATCACCAATAGTCCACATCCGCTTGTTCTCTACGAAGCGTACCTTGTAGGCTCTTAGTTCACCATTCTTGTAGTATGGGTAGTAATGGAACTTAGGTGTCTTACCATCTTCTTCGCTAACACCAATTTTAATACCGTAAAGCTCTAGTACATCTTTACGAAGCCTACGATCAACTAGGTCAACAACACCATAGTCAGCAATCTCTTTGATCTCTGCTTGGATTTCTTCCCTAGTTTTCTTGATGCGTTGCTTAACAGGAATGTCTTTTACATTTCGCTCGTCTCCGAATGGGTGGCGTACATAAGTTTTACACGAATAGCAATACCCATCTACGCCTCCGTCTTCACGTTCAAAGACTTGTAGGCCATCACGAGTACCGCATTCGTGCCCAATCTTAACTAGGGTATTGCTCATCTATTCTCCGAATTCTTTCTTCAATTCTTCATACATTCTTCGACGGCCTTCATCAAATCTAGCTTTAGCCTTTTCTCTAGCTTCTCTTTCCGCCTCAGTTTCCAGCCTTTTGTACGACACATACAGCCGGATAGAGTCGTCATAATCTTTTTCGAAATCAAGAGCAGCCTCTTCCCCATACTTCTCTATGAGCTCCTCAATATAAGTCTTGATGGTACTCAAACTACAGTCAAGGAGATATGTCACATCCACACTATCATATCTGTATGTCATCGTACAACCTTCACTAGTTCATCTTTAACTGAAACTTGATAGATAATAACGTTCTTGGTTCTCAGGAATTTCTTTGCACTCCTAGCACTATCTCTAGCAGCCTCTCTATTGGCCCTGCTAGAATAGTATAGGCCATTAACATAAATGAGGTATACATACTTAGGAAGCTTCATCGTACTGTTTTCCCGCCTGCCTTGTTGAGATCAATTTGAGTGATAGTGCATTTGATTCCTAATTTGTTATACCACTTAACCATAGACCTAGCCCTCTTTCTGGTTTTTACAGTTGTCAGATACTTACCATCACGATTGACAACATAAATATAGTCTGTCTTAACACGACGAACTTTCCAACCACCACCACCAATTTCATTAATACGGACAGCATCAATAGTGGCTTGAGCTTTGGTGGCATAAGTAATGGTTACTTCAGAGCCATCATCTTGCTTTCTATAAACTTCATACATAATCTTGCTCCTTGACAAATACACCATCAATCATTCGACCTTTACGGTCTTTAATTTCTTGATAGGAATGATACAGACAATCCTCTACAGACAATCCAAGCTGCTCAGCTAGAATGATTAGCACCACTATACAATCGCCAATGTCGTCAATGGCTGGTTTACCTTTACACAAACTGTCACTAAGCTCTCCAACTTCTTGAATGAGTTTAAGACATTGATCTTTAGGCGTACTGCCTTCAATCAAATTCCTATCACTAGCCCAGCGTTTGATACTCTCAATCAATACTTTCATAACTCTCCTTATGTTGGGACTTATTACTACTGTTATTTCTCATACAATCTCCTTATGTAGAAATATGATTACGAACAAGGATATCGTTAACCCACTTATCACGATCTTCCTCGTCAATGTATCCGTTAGGGTTGTTCTGCCCACCTACATAACCCCACTCGTAAATACTTCGCAGCCATCCAGGTAAGTCAGATAGCTTTGCGCACAGTGCTGCGACTTCCTCCCTTAGCGCCTGGGCCTCGGCACGAAGTTCCTCGATCTCCATCTCCATTCCGCCGCATTGCTGGCGAGCAGTGTTACCCTTGGACGCGGCGTCGCGTGCCATCGCCAGTTCTTTCTCCAGCTTCGCATTCGCCGCCCGCAGCGCTCCGACGATGCGCTCATGCTGGGCGACGGTCATCAGCGGTTCGCGCAGACCGAGCGTTCCTGCATCATCGCTATAGAACCAGCCCGGAAGCGGCTCTCCCTCGGCATTGGTGCAGTGGTAGCGGAATGCAACAACCTCCGGCCGCTCCGCCTCTGCCTGCTCTGCCAATATTTTATGAATAGGACAGTCTCTTCCACACAGGTCTCCAGGCTTCAGTTCCCATCCCTGACCAGCGGCGGCTTCGGCAAGGCATTCCGATGAGTGATCGCCAGTTGTTGTTCCGCAGTTAGTGCCTTGGCAACTGTCGGCATCTACTTGTTCTGCCAATTCTTTATTCAGTTCGTTCATTTCAATTCCTCAAACCTTTTGACATAACCTTCGAGCGTTGTGCCATCAACTCCCGGAGCTGTATTGATTTCCAACACGTAGGCTTTCTGTTCTTTCTCATTGAAGATGACGTCTGCTGCACCGAAGTCAAGCCCACAGGCTTCAACAGCTTTGATAGCTTGTTCAACAATGTCTTCATGAGGTTTCACCCCTTCATTACGTGCGAAGATAAAGCCACCACCAATGTTCCTAATCTTCCAATTCACTTCTTCATCAGGAACATCTTTCTTACGGGCTTTACGTTGAATGTCTACACACTCACCACGAAATACATGGATACGCCATTCTTGTTTCTTAGGAACATATTTGGTGTATAGCGGAGCATCTACAAGATTGCCACCCGGCTCTACTAGGACGATACCCTTACCACTGTTTGCATTAAGCAAAGTACGACACACTACTGTACTTCCATCATTAAGCCACTGAAGGGCCTTCTCCTTCTCTGTGGTGAACTCTGGCAGTCGGGCAAGGGTATGTACTGCCTCGAAGAAAGAAAGCTTATTAGCGGCCTTAGAGACCGCTACAGGACCATTCAGAACGGTGCACTTAAGAACTTCCTCCGGTACACTGCTGCTTCCCCAGTTAATCACTACTTTCTCAGGCTTACCTTTGAACTTACTGTTCTTATGCTTAATGAATTTAACATCAAGCATGTCCCTGATGGCTTTGCCAGCCTTACTTCCATTGTTGTACGCGTAAATAAACATTAGAATGGTACCTCGTCAATCCAAACCGGGGGAAGGGGTATAGGCTTGTCCTCATCAGGGACAACCCAAAGTTCATCAAGTTCAAATGGTAGCCGCTTTGGCATTACTGGTGCTGGTGGAACAATTTCTTCTTGGAAGAACTGTTGCCAGTCACAACAGAACGCAATGTCTTGTGCTCTACGCATGCCGTCATTAAGCATCTTAGGGATGTTGTCGAAGCCTTTAAAGATTTCTACATGTTCACCTAGACATTTAACTAGGAATGCGTCAGCGTCCCCTTCAGAGTAGCCATTGATAATATCTTTAGGATCAGTAAACTTCTTAGCTGCCTCTCGAAGATCAAGAAGAATGGTTGCCCACTTGTGAATGAGGTTAAGATCACGAGTGCCACGCATAGCACGGAACTCAAGGCTGCCATATGTACCAAGAGCCTTAACGTTCATCGAACCATAACGAAGATTGTCATCCGTCAGAACCCTACGGAATTGTCTTGAGCGTGCTGCTTCAGACAGCCGGAACAATAACCATTCTGCGTCACATGCACGCAGGCAAAACAAATTGCCCTCTCTATATGGACCACAAAACTTAACTAGAAGTTCCTCAAGAATAAGGTAGAGAGTCATATAATTATACAACTCTACAATGTTCAATTGCTGTACGTTAATATGTACGTGGACACCAGCCCTTACAGTATCGTCTACAACAGCTTGATGTTTCTTATATTGCATGTTCAGGTGACTAAGAGCAAGTTTGGCTTGCTTAATGGTGAGAGGTTTCTCTAGAACATACTCCGCATTATCCTCTCCTCGAAGAGAGCCATCAGCCTCCACTCGCCAATACTTCTCGAAGTGCTTGGGCAAATTCTTACCTTCCACTTCAATCTCTATGCCAACATCACCCTTGGCAGCAAAGTCTTCTCTGATGCCGAACCACTGCATCACAGTTTTCATAGCACCTCCTGAAGTGCTTCTCGGAGAAACATATTATCACCTTTCAACTCTGGCTTGCCATTAATCACACTGCCTACAGCGGTGTTCTTGTAATAAAGTGGACGCTCTTTAGTCCTAGACTTGCCAATTGCCCATTCCCTACACCAAGCCTTGAAAGTGTTGTTAGGGGTGGCTAAGCACTCTTCAAGACTGGGATAGATGTTTTCAATAGTGTCAGCTAGGTTAGGGAGAGGTACAAGTTCAGCAATGGTGCCAAAGACAGATACAAAGTTACCCTTACGAAGCCCCTGCCTCCAGTCCCTACGCATTGGCATACGAGTTAGATAACTAACATCCATATTAATGTTGCAAAAACCAAGCTTAACAGGACTTAAATCTAGGTCGTCTAGTTTGACAATTTTTGGTTCTGCATCTTTGCGAAGGGGGCTGATTATAGCCCCTTTCTTTCCTACCCCTTCTACAAGAACAGCCTTGCCATCATGACGTACAATGGTGCCTTGCAGTCTGCTGTCTGCATATTGCCAATCGTCACCATACATATTCATAGTTATGCCTTCACAATAGTGTACTCAAAACCTTCACGTTTAAACTTAAAGCCAGGGGGCAACGGAATGTCTTTCATTTTTAGCAAGCTGGCAACAAGCATTCGGTTAGGTCGTGCTTTAGCCATTTCTATTTTAATGGTGTCGTCCCGCCAGTCATTGTCATACGCAGCCTCACCTTTGAACAGGCGTTGAATAGCTAGGACAGTGTTCTTAAACACCCACTCCATAAGCTTCTCATCTTTAAGCCATGCGTTAGAGAGTACGCGATACTCTACACCATAAGGTTTTGGCCGGAAGGTTCCAGGCGCACCATACAAAGTACGACGCTTAGTCCCCTTGTCAAACAAAATGCTGGGCAAACCAAGGTAATAGTCAAGCTGTTTGGTAGCCATGCAACAAGCTTCGATATGATCCGGGTCACTAACATCAATACCTTCACCCCAACCAATATGCACGTGACCCGCACCAGTGCGGAAGTCTACGTTAGCATTGGGTCGCGGGTTAGCTGCACCATTTTCATAAGCGTTGAAGTCGGGGTCACACCCAAGTTCAGTAGCCTCATCAGGTTGAGCCTTGATGTAATCGAAACCGAATTCAGCAACCGGAGACGGGTTCAACTCGAACCCAGGTACCATACCCTTAAGGGTGGACATTACCGTAGTTAGGTTGCGTACAAATTCTTTCTCATCTTTAGCCGGATCAATGTTGAACTCAAGCGCCATGCCATCTACTTGGACAGCACCCTTGTCAACCTTGAAAGGTTCTTTCTTGTTGCCAGGAATGGCACCATGCGCTGATACGAATTTGCCGCCCTTCATCATGAAGATTTCCGGGTCAGCGCCAACCAGAATATTCAGACTCATATTGTTTACCTATGCTTGTTTAAGATATTGTTTAACGTCGGGAAACTCTTTACAACTACCGCAAACAAAATTGTGCTTGTCCAACCACAACAGATCGTTAGCATCACTTTCATCTACGGGACTACTACACCATGAACAACATTTTTCTGTGCGTTGTTCATATACAACCCTACTAACAACTTCACCACCATATACAACAAACGTCTCAGGTGGAGTGTCGTCAGCAGTATTACCAAGCTCAATAATCTCTTCGACTGTACGAAGATCAATGGTCAAATAGCCTTTTTCAGAGCTACTATACGACTTAACATGAGCCTTAAAGAAGTTAGAAGAGTTAAGCATCTTATGCCAAAGCTCACTATCTTCTCCAGCGTAACAACGAATGGAGACTAGGTCGTTGTCACATGCCCAGCATTGCAGGAACTTTTGGTTGTAGTTATTAGTTGAAACCTTATCGACGTAGAAGTCGCATGATTTTCCTACGAACCTTTGATACTCCGCAAATCCCGCTGCTGGTGTGGACTTTCCCACATTGGTGGCTGCCGAAAAGACGTTATTAGTAGCCGTAGAGGTAGTAGATGCCACTACGGCTTTCTGAAAATTTTGACGAAGCTCCAGTTTCCTGGTGCGACATTTTTCCAGAGGCTTATATTGATATGGGGAGCCGAGTGGAATGTCAAAGCTGAAGTGGATGCCAATAGGTACAGAGAAAATTTCTCCAAACTTCTGGCCAGCCATGCCACAAGCAACTTCAATCATCCAATCTTCACTAGCCCAAATAATCGCTTTACGATCTTCAGTAAAACAGTAGTAGAGGGGACGCTCACTGTTACGAATGAAGTTAATAGTGCTCTCTTCCTTGTTATACCAAGTGAGTGCAAATGCACCATCAAGAACTTTAACAGTTTCTGCTACACCATTACGTTCCATGTGATGATAGAGATTCTCACTATCTACTTCAAACTGAGTGTTATCGTCCAGATCACGAACAGAACGAAGAGTGCCGTTATGGGCACCTACTAGCGTATCAAAGTCGAAGGGATGGGCATTCTTAGCAGAGATTTTACCTTTGGTTGCCCAACGGTTATGTCCCAGCAGAACATTGAAAGAGCCACCCTTAAGGTACTCTTCAAAATCTTTACTATCGAACAGCCCCTCCCAAGGAGTGCCAAGCTTCTTGACAACTTTATTGTCACCATTAGTACGTACCATAGCTACACCAGTACTATGAGGGCCACGTACGGTATCAAGTTGAAGAAGATAGCGGAAAGTTTTTTCCAAGTTAAACGTAACAGCACCTGCAACACCAACTAGACCACAGATAATTTTATCCTCCGAACCTCAACGAGGTTTCTTAGTTATTTAGCCAAAGTTCCGTTATGGATTCTTTGTTGAATTACGAAAGGTTTACTTCCACTTGCTTTACAAGCAATATTTGGACATTTAGTTAGCACACTGATGCTATGATAGACACTAACCCAATAAAACTTGCAATGACATTGCCTGCACAATAGCAACAAAGTATGCTCACTATCGCAATCACTGTGCATAAATAAACCTCCAAAAATTTTTCTAAAGTAAATGTCAGCCATTTGCCATTGCATTATTCGACATGTTTTCTGTAGCCTGCGTCGTACAGGATTTCGCAGAAGCGTTTTATCGTAACCATCCAGCCGGCGTTATTGTAGATACTGAGCATCTCGCTGATGGCCTTCTTACGCCCCTCGTGGGCGATCTGCTCGTGAGTGCGGAGCGGTCTGAACAGTATGTCGAGGGTACGATAGAACTGTTCTTGGCCCTTATCGTACACGACTAACGACTCATCGCTGATGTACCGAATTTCACAGCGCCGATACTCCGACCAGAGCATGAACCTATATTCACACACCGTCCCAACGGGCGGCATGCCTTTACCATTCCATGGCTCTTGCGGTCTCGCTTCGAATGTCGCCTCACGCTCAGCGGATACGTTGCAGGTGCTGACCCATTCTCCGCTTCCTTCGCTCCACCAGAACCAGCTAGCGCCTTCTTTCTTCATCCAACATTTAATGTTTCTCCAGCTACTAGGTTCCCAATGCGTCGCACCCTCTGGTGCCTTGCTCCAGTCAATGCTCATGCTTTTAGCCCCAGATAACGATTAAGCAATTCAAAGTAATAGTCACGAGTGCTGTCAGCGTTATGAAATTCTGGATGTGGTTGGAAGCACAAGGACTTGGTGTTGTCGTAATACACCACCTCTACATCTGCTTCATTAGCCAGGAATACGCTATCATAGCTTTCCTTAACTTTAGACTCATAGGCAACAGCAATGATTTCTCCATTGTAACCTGGAATCATCATTTGATGGTGAGTAGAAGTTACTGAAAGTTGTTCACCAGAGAATCTATCTTCGAGATCATGTTCCCTACCTTTCGCATGGCCGTTAACATGTTGGTACATCTTACCGCCATTCATGACGTTAAGGAACTGACCACCACGACAAATGCCTGCCATGCGAATTTTGTTTCGCTGAGCAAAGGCAAAGTAGCCTGCCTCTTCCAAGTCACGTCTTTCATTATGATAGGTCTTTGGATGGACGCCTTCACCATACAACATAGGCGTAACATCTTCACCTCCAGTAAATTGGATTAGGTCTGCTGTGAAGAAGTCTTTAATGCTACCTACTTCCCAACCCATACGCTTAAACATCTCAGCGTACTGGCCATTTCCGTTGATAATAACTACTTTAGGCACGTCCAATCTCCTTCATAATTTCATGTTCGAAAGCTGCCATAGCTTCAATACCCTTCCAATATGAGCCGCCGCCGCCCTCTTCTTTGGGCTTAGCTTTCTCAAACGGATTGACGCCTTTGTTGACCTTAGCTTTCACTTTAAAGTTGTCGTCTAACCACCAGCCCATATTATTTTCTGGTTCACGCATTCCCCACCGATCACCTTGCTTATCTTTATGCAGATACATCCTATCGTAGTAATTATACTGGACACACTTAGAGTATGGCTCATTTGGGGTTGCGACTTTGTGATCAAGCCATGCACACAAAGCTTCTTTATCGAAGAAGTGTGGGTCCATAGAGCAATGACCACTGTGGCGAGTCAAGAAACTAATATTACCTGCCCTAGTCGTCCTTGCTTGGCTCTTATGAGCCACCCAAAAAGCCAAGTCTTCATTCATACCAGCATGCACCAAGTCATGCCACACGATTAGAATGTGGTTGGTCTCCCACAAACGACGAGAAGCTACCAGTCCGGCGGCCAATAGATTAGAGGGAGCACTACTGTCTGCAATGATGCAACTATTTTTAATAGCGTCTTTAGCGGACTTAGTAACGAACACCTTACTGTATGGGCTTCGATTAAGAAGCCAATCTAGGTAGGCTTCTCCCTCTTTAGTGTTGAGTAGGTTGCCTTTATATTTAGGTTGGAGGCCACTAATCACTGCAATTGAATTAGTCGGCAAACTCTTCAAACCATAGTGGCAAGCTTGGTTTGTACTCACTTGCAAGTGGTCTTTATACACATTACTTTCGTACACAGCACCTACACTTGCCATGCACCCTGCCCCTAATTTATAATGGCCATCAACCTTCTCCTTGCCGAGGAGAATTTTCTTAAATACTTTCCTGGCCTTCAATGTAATGAGGTAGTGTTCTCGTTTCATACTACTTCCCTTTCCAAATGGTCTTCAGTTCTTTATAAACTTTACGAGCACAGTTCTCATCAAGCTTGATGGTAGCCATTTGAATGACAGTCATCTTCTTAGTGCCATCATCATTCAGCTTACCAGTCCAAACTTCCTTGGGCTTGTGCAACTTACTAGTGTAAGTTGTTTGAGTGGCAAAATCATCGTTGTATGCAATCTTACGAAAAAGTTTAGCTTTGGTGTTACGCATTATTTGAGTTCCTGAATTTTAGTTTCAGACGGGTCTTCATAACGCCAACCATCAGCCTCAGCATTAAGAAGGGCAATTTTATAAGCATGGCTCTTGTCCTTTGCGTAGACACGAGTGCTATAGTCTGGTTGAAGCAACCAAACAAACTTCACTTGATATTGTTTCATCTAATTAATCCAGAATAAGATTGATGATTGCCACCTCTATTGCCAGTTCGAAGAAACCGAACCAAGCAATAAGGCTAATCTCTTGCCTGTCCATCTTCCAACCATGGCGGATAAGACCAGTGAGGATGAGCATGTTACACCTTCCAATCCTTGCGCTTCTGCGCTATGTAGGGGCCAATGACGAAGACACACATCAAGGCGATCATTAGTAGTCCCCTTTGATTAATCGTTTGGCTGCTTTGATGGTGGCAACCAATGGATAGTAGATAACAGTCATGAAGCACATATACGGGAGGGATACGGGCCACAGAACTCCTAGGATGATTGAGATATCTTCATCCTTCTGGCTCGTCTGCTCCATATTCAGGCTGGCGATACCTGCTACGAGTAGTGATACCGCCATGTAGACCAAGAGTCCGATGATGAAGAGGAGTATCAATGCAATCATGTTGCCTCACCTATTTCGTACACAACTAAGGGCTTCTTCACGAACTCTGTAGCATACAATACCCATTTCCCTATCGTTATATCGAAAGATATTTCCACCTACATATTCCCCCTCAGCCTCCATAGCCTCTATCCTACCTTTTACTAAGAAGGCAGTTAGCATTAGCATGCTAAAGACAAACAGGAAAAAGCACACAAGAAATTTCATTCTGTTCTCCATTTTGAAAGGTGGCGTTCCGTACAGGATTCGAACCTGTAACCCACAGCTTAGAAGGCTGTAGCTCTATCCTATTGAGCTAACGGAACTTAATAACGATTGATGCCAGACCAATAGTTGTGGCCCTCTGGCGTATTGTCCCAGATTAAAGCCTTGTCAATGTCAATGTCTTGTGGGTCGTCATCAACTATCCAACCTTCACCATTATAGGTGACAGTCTTCCCATCTTCTTCCCGCTTAATCCATTGACTTTCACAACGAATTCTGAGCGTCTCCATAACGACGTCTTCGTAGTAATCAGTCTGTTCACAAAAGTTTTTAACTTGTTGTGCTGCTCTAGTGAGCAGAAGAAAGTCCATGTTGAGCCTAATCATGCCCCTATAACCTCCAGATTTGACGTATAACGCACGTTTGACCTATACCCTAGGCCACCCTACAGGGTAGTTAGATAACAGGCCTGTAGGCCATAATATCTAGGCCTACACCTATATGGTCCCAATATAGAGCATTACCAAAGTCCGTCTGTTTTATCTTAACTTCCCAGAATGTTCCATTGCGAAACCTAACTTCAAACTTGTCTCCAGGTTTACCAGGACGCTTACCGCCACGATGGCGAATCCAAGACACTCGGTAGGCTACAATGTCTCCCTCATCATTGAGGTGAGACCATACATTGTGGTTAAAATCTAACCAAACAATACTCATAGAAGTCTTATAACCATCCCTGTAGATAATATCTACTTTAGTTCCATAAGGAACAGGACATTCACCGCCGTCCCATTCAATCCATTCATTACCGGGGCGAGCTTTAGGTAGATTAGCCATGTTCTTTCTCCCTAAATTTGTTCATCATTTGCTGGAAATTGTCATCAGAAGGCTTGTGTTTCTTCCTTAAAGCCCGCTCATACCAAGACATTTCCATTCCCTCGTCACCACAAACTATGACTTCCTCCAGTAGGTAAGTAAAATTACTTACTACACGAATCTTCTTTCCAGTGTTTCGGCAAATAAAAAGTTCATTAACACTCAAAACTTGCCTTACAGTGTACTCACCATTTAAGTCTGGGCGAGAAACACTTTGCAGAATGACTTCCTCGCCAACATGAAAATATGGTTTACGCATAGTCAAACCCTCGAAAATTTTTCTAATATAAAAGCCAACCATTGCCCATTGCATTATTCGAGCTTAGCTGGCTAGGTCCGCTGCTTTGCAGACAATAAAAATAGCGTACACTACTACGAGCATACGCATAAAGAAAACATCACTGTTCATTTTGCGGAACATATAATACTACCGTTTCGCAATGTACATTGCGCGGGAGATTAGCTTCGCATTGCTCCTTATACTTCTTACCTTCTCCCACACTAAAACCAAAGTGTTCTTCTACTTCTTTCTGAGCTAAGTTATGTCCTTGTATATTACCTGCTACGAGCGCACCTACGGATAGACCTACTATCATAAAACCCATTATTACATAATCTTTCATCGCCAGTCTCTTCCTTCAATGTGAGTGACTACCTCATGGGCTTTAGGCGCAAACTCATACTTACCATTACGCCACACAAGGCTAGTTAGCATTTCGATATGCTTCACTGCAATGGTGAGCGTCCCTTCGCCCGTGATGACACGGTATTGGACGCTATCGTCCCCAATGGTCAACGCTTGTACGCTCATAATCACGCTCCGATTTAGGAGAAACGCCTTTATTTTAAGTAGTATACTAACGTATAACTATTAGTATATATACTAAGAGGGAGGAGTTGGGGTACGAAGTAAACCAACCAACTCCGACCCTTAGTAATAATATATTAAGCAGCTTCTTCAACATCAGGTTCTTCAATGATAGCTTCGAAGTTACAAAGCTTCAGTACTGCCTGAATAGTAGCATCGTTAACCTTGAAGTTAACTTTTTCTTGATCTTCAGGCGTCAAGGCTACAACCTTTTCCTTCATGGCGTTGTGATCTTTAATCACTTTCTGCAACGCTGCCTCAAGATCAAACCCTTTGAAGGGAGACTTAACTTTCAGCTCCCACCACATCTTAGCTTTAGCTTCTTCGAAGCGTTGTTCGATGTAGTCCTTGCCAGACCAACCAATGAACCCTTCATCGTTAGTCTCCAAGCCACCATATAGCTTGAACCATTCGACAAGGGCAGCACCATTGACAGTGTTACCCAACCCATCGACAAGCTTCTGAGCGTAGGTCCAATCGCCATGCTTGTGAGCGTGCATAATGGTAGCTACTGCCGCAATTTGTACCAATACACGTGCTTTCTGTACCGACTTGATAGCGGTGGCCTGAATCTTTTCCAGATCAGCAGCATCTTTAGCGGTGATATATTTAATAGCTTTCATTTCACTACTCCTACGAACTCGTGAGTCTTACGATTGAAACGGAGGATGATGGCATCGCCTTCGAAGTCTTCCAGGACGGACAGTTCGCGACGAAGTCCCCTAGCTGACCGCAAGTCTTGACCAACCAAATCAGCCACATCATCTGGCTGAAAATACTTTCCATCCTTGTCGATTGGATGGACTCCAGGGCCAGGTTTCACGTCGTTACGAGTGACGTAATAGTAATATTTACTAGCCATTTTAATCACCTTGCAGTAGTTCATGCCGCCACTCTACCAGCTAGCGGCATGTGGCCATCACTTAGAAATTTTTAACGCGCTTGCCGTTGATTTTAAGTTTAGCAGCTTCGCCGAGCTTACACATTGCAGTGTGCGCCTTGATACTGCGCACCCAGTTGTCTTTGTACGCTTGGACGTCGGAAGCTTCGATCGGGGCAATGTTTTTAAACATGGTTGTTTCCTCAGTTGGTTTTTGCTTTCAATGCTCTGTCAATCTTAGTGGCTTTGACACCACTACCCTTTGCCAGTCGCTTACCTTTTGGGTTCCAGAAGTCGCCCATCTTGCGTTGACTAGGAACCTTAGTAAACTTCTTATGATGACTGGCTTTCAAATTCTTGTAAGCCTTGCGTGCCTCTGGGCTGCTGTCACTTTCCAGAGCCTTAGCCTTATCGAAGGTACGCTGAGCTAGAGGTACACTAACTAGCGTGTGATGTTTACGCTTAGACATTTGTTGTTCCTCTTAGGTTTAGGTTAAGCACACTGGCGAAGAGCCTAGGTAACTTTAAAGCGTTAGCTACCAGTATGCTTACCTAAGTCTAAAAAGACTTTGCCCTTCGCGGGACTTCGCAGGGAACTAGGTTCGACTGCGGCACATGTTTCCTAGTGTAGCCTGTTGCCAGCGTTTGCTAGACGCCTTGTCTTAGATCGTCCGTAAGGTTCTACGCCTACGGGTCACAAGCCAGTTACACTCACCCACATTTTAGCCTCGTGCCAAGGCCACCATTTATACGTGTGGTTCACGTTTGCGGACTCTGAGCGCCGTAGCTCCAGCCGTTTATACCCTCGACGTGGGCCAGCAAGCTTTCATTTGTCAACCTTCCATTCAAGGACTAGCCAACAACCTACTTACATACTGGTGCCACCTAAGTGACATACTGTTTGAGCTTTGTAAGCCTCTAGGCCCGTTTGCCTTTGTTGGGAACCATATTACCACTTTCTGTCGTCTTGTCAAGCCTTAGTTTCATTTGCACCAGCAAATTATTTTCTAGGCTTAATCAGGACCGGCCAGCATCGCATTTCCCGTTAGCGACGCTTGAGTGGCTAGGCTATGTAGACCAGTAGACATTAGTAGACACTCAAAAGAGTGCCTTACCAAACCTTGCCTTTGTTAGTGTCACACGCAATGATGGCGGCCAATCTGAAAGCAAAAGGCTTGTCCATCTTGCTGATACGTTCCACCTTTTGAGCTACAGTTTCCTGGCTCTTAAGGGCAAGGTAGGCTTGACGTTCATTACGCATAGTAGTTCTCCCGTACAAGATGAGGGCCTACTAATGCCTACTGATCCACATTGTTAAAGAACATATGTCTAGTGTACTGTAGTGTAGCCCCTATTTCAAGGGGCGACGCTTAAAATGCCGGTGAGTACATATTTATCCGCAATCTGATAGGCAAGATTAATGTCATAAATATGGCCCACTACTTCGCCAGTTTTAACTCCGTTGTCAGAGGCAATTACTTGATAGTCTTTCCATTCTTTGTCAAAAGTAATGGTTGACACACGAGATGTATTGTCAGAGGCAACAAATTTAATAAGGCTAGTTTTACGCATAGTAGTGACTCCTCTATGGATACACTACAGCACACTAGACATATTGTTAATGAGCTACTGAGGATCAGCAGGCTAAGCCCTACCCTCAGTCGGACGATGTTCTGTCCAAGTGGTGCCGATGTTACATACTTCGCTAACTCTTGTCAATCCCCAGCTAGATGCCTGCCGGCCTTACACTAGCTGAGTCATGCCCTAGAACCTATCGTGTCATTCCCTATAGCGTCCGTAGACTAGAGAACAAGGTTGTCGGTTCCGTTGGTTGTCACTCTAGTCCTTTCGACCTAGCTTGTCAACCCCTGCTTGATGCTGGTCGCTCTCAAACATTGGGGCTAGTTAACCATGATGTGTCGGTGACAGTCAACTGGTTATTTATACAGGTAGTTAACGTGTATAGAAACGTACCTGTATGCGTAGCATGACACATGCCAAGTATGAGTGTGCTGTTAGCACGTTTTATAAGCCTATACGCGACGGTAGTCGCACATATGCATAAGAACATGTGCTGGCTTGCCAGCGTATAAGCCTGGACCCCTAGTGCCACTAGGCTTAGAGGACTATTTACATGTGGAGAAAAATGTGGTGGTGATAGAGGTAGTGCAATACACCCACCCTCCTAATAGATTTTGCCTATAGGGGTAGGCCAGGGGGTTAGGGGAGGGGGTTCATTAGGTGCA